TTAGCCGCGCTTGATCGAATCTGATCCGGGGCGCTCGTTAAGAAAGCTTTCAATTGCTGCCAATTCTTCTGTGTCCGGACCGACTGTCCCGGCAAGCCACATGCTTAACCTTGTTCCTGAGGTTCCTATGCGCGAAGCAATTTTGTAAAAGCTTACATCGGAGTGTTCAACGAAACGGCTGAGTCTCTCGATCAGTGCCATTTTGCCGGGCCCTTCTCCCTCCTTGGAGCCTGTAACGAAAGCCATAGATCTCCGTTTCATCGAAAGAGACTCCTGGGCGCAACGATTTATTCGCAGAAATCTCCTGCCTTCCCGAGCCACTCGGGCGGATAGAATTATTGGACTTATGAGAGCGAACAGAAAGAGGCGACGGTCTGCTTACCGGCTAATACTTCGAATGGGTAACGCTCTTCCTTCCGGATTAAGGAACGGAGGAAGAGAATATCTGATGGCTGAGCGCTGAAAGTTCCCGATTGCTTTGGCCTTCTGACTTCGAAGCAGATGCCACCCGGGAGCAGAAAGAGGAAGAGCGTGGTCGGTTCCTAAGGTTGATTCTTTACATCCGTCCACGGAACGCAAAACGAAACCTTATCGTCGCGGGATCTTTCAGAGGGATTCCTGTGACCTGCCACTAAAGGCTCCGCCTTGGCTTTTAAGAGTGGACCAGGGCGGAGTCCTTTTCTTTTGGGGAATCTGTGGAAGGCGGGATCAGCGCTTTTTACCGCAATTCCAATCCACTTTGCTCATCTTGCGCGAACTGGAGCGGTTGGGGATGCCGGGGTCCGATCCTTTACCAGAACCAACGGAAGGGGTGGGATTCGAACCCACGGAACGTTTTTGCTCTCTCGTAAGTACCTATCCGCGAGCGAGTTGGATGTTCTGGAACAAACTGTATTTAAAGTTTTTGTTCTGTATGTCGTTCTGTAGTTCATGGCTTCTGTTCATCGTAATCCGCGTTCGCCGAAAGGTGTCTGGTACGCCGCTCTGCGCCTCGCTGACGGTCGACGTGTCTGGCGTTCAACCAAAACTCGTGACAAAAACAAGGCGAAGATCATCACCGAAGCGTGGCAGGCCGCCGAGGACGCTGCTGTAAACGTCGAGTTGTCGCACGATCGAGTTCTGCAAATCCTGAACGAGACGCTCGCACGCATCGGCGCAGCGACGATCGGATACGTCAGCGTAAAGGACTGGTTGCGCGAATGGCTCGACTCGAAAGAGGGGCAAATCGCTGCATCGACGTTCGAAGCTTACGGGCAAGCGGTCGACGAGTTCATTGCTTATCTCGGTGAACGCGGGGCAACGCGTCGGCTCGAATCGATCACGACCGCAGACATCGAAGGGTTCGTCCGACTCTTGCGTAAAGAAGGGCGATCGTCAGCGACGATCAACAAACTGATCCGCAAGTACCTGTCGGCGCCCTTCGAGAAAGCGCGAAAGATCGGCAAACTTCGTTTCAACCCTGTCATGGCGACAACGCCCGAAAAGAGCGAGCCGCTTGCGAAAGAGACATTCACGGGAGATCAAATCGCCGCTCTGCTCTCGATCGCCGACTCGGATTGGCAAGGGCTGATCTTGTTCGCGTACGGCACCGGGGCGCGGCTCGGTGATTGCAAGAGTCTCAAATGGTCGAACCTCGATGTCGCGAACTCGATCGTCACATTCCGCGAGCAAAAGACAAATGCGAAGGCGTGTCTCGGTCTGCACCCTGACTTTCTCGATTGGTTGAGCAGTCGCCCCGTGCCCGACGATCCTGACGCGCCGGTGTTTCCCACTTTGGCGAATAAAGGCATTAAGGGCGCACACGGTCTTTCGATATGTTTTGTCGAGCTGCTCGATAAGGCAGGAATCGAAAAGCGTCTGCTGCGTCAAGGCAACACGGGTAAAGGGCGAGCTGTGCGAGCGCTCTCGTTTCACAGTTTTCGCCATACCGCAGCGAGTAACGTGTTCAACCAAGCGTCGCTTCGCGAGATCACGCGCAGAGTTACGAACCACGCCGCTGGCGGTGCCGTCGATCGCTACATCCACGAAGACCTCGAATCGATCAAAGCAGCAACGCAGCTCATCCCGCGCTTGCCGAAATTGGAGGGGCAACAGTGAGCGACGACGAATACTCTTCGCATGATTTGCCGAGGTCGCTTTGGGGTCGTTACTCCTTACTGCGACATCAAATGACCGATGTCGGGAAAAACTATCCACGGGAATTTTTGCAAGCGGTCAAACGATACACGGATACGAAATTCGTCTTTCGGACCGAGATCTGGCAGGAATTACAAAGGTGGCGACAATACGCGAAACAAAACCCGGAATTCGCCCCGTGGTTCAGAATAACAAATACGCATCCGTCATGCGATGACCGCGTATTCATTGCAGATTTCAAAGAGCTGATCCTTGCTGCCGTGTTTTATAAGGAAGACGAAATCCTGCGAGCGTTGATTGACACTGTCAGACTCGCTCAATCCCCAGAACCTGACATGCACGGCGTGCGCGTCGTGATGATTGCTTTTCGTGACTTGTGCAAAGGTGACGACGAGAACGATTGGCCGCTCAAGAAGGAAGTGCGCAAGAGAGCAGTCGAGATTTTCGAGCAAGCCGGCTTACGAATTCCAAAGACATCATCCGAATGGGCGCGTCTCTTCAAAAAAGCTGGGCTGTCAAAACTGCGCAACGCCACTCGTCGATCGAAGATTACATGACTTGATAGGGTGACTCCTAACTTTCTCGCGACGTCACCCAATTCATAGCGGGATAGGGTGACATACAATTTTTTTACGAGGTCACTTATTCCGCTGATTTTCTCATGCGACAGTTAGTTCCACTATGAAAAAGGAACTAACCGGTCTCGAATGGGATCGACTTGCCCGCGCCTCTGCGGGTTCTGGTATAAGTCGCCCAGAACTCTTTCGCGCTGTCGTGCGCGGTGACATCCTCGGCTCGCATATCAAGAAACCCGGGGCAACGAAGGGCGTTTGGCTCGTCAACCTCGCTAGCCTTGACGCCTATATCCGTAGCTTTCTACCCGGCGGCAGTCGCTATGCGCAATCTGCGGAGGCGTCGAAGTGATAACGCCTTCGGATCAATCAGAGCCGCTTTTTCGCGAAGAAGCCGACCAGATAAAGACGATTCATCATCAGCTCATCGGCATGGGTAAAATCATGATCGAGCGCATGATCGAAGCTGGAGAGATCATGACCCGTGTCAAACACGGACTGCCTCATGGATCATGGATGCCTTGGGTCGAAAAGAATATCCCCGAACTCAGTTATCGGACGATCGCCCGTTATATGCGCGTCTATAAACGACGCGATGATCCACTGCTGCAAGAGCATCAAGCCCGATTCATAGCAGAGATCATGGGTCACAATAGCAAACTTGAGTCAGATTCGACAGCCCCATCAAACTTGACGCCTGCGTCAAGTTTGAACCCTGAATCTGAGATTCCCAGTAACGACGAAGAAGGAATCCCAGACACTGGCAAACCCCCGGAAAACAAGCCCCCTGATTCTTCGACTCCCCCTTTACGGAAGCAAGTGAAATCAGAAGTCGAGCAAGCCAAATACGGCATCACGGAAAACGAGGCCAACAAACTTGTTTATTTTGGCTGGGAGAAAATCAAGAAAGACCAAAATCCTAAAGCCTGCCGTTATCTTGCGACGGCTATGGTCCTGCATCTGTTCCACCACTACAAGGGCCTTAAAGATGACGTCCTTGAATCTAACGATTAACAACAAACCGCTCGGGCCGACTGCAATCAACCGCGAGCGAGAATTAATCAACTGAATATGCGAACGAAAGATACGCGAAGCTCTGATCAAGGGCAATCTGCCGATAAACGAGCCGCGTTGCTCGACAAGATCTCAGCGTTACTTGCAAAAACGAAAGAGCGCGGCTGTACCGAGGGCGAAGCATTAGCAGCCGCTGAATTGGCTTCGAAATTAATGACGAAGTACGGTCTGAGTCTTTCGGAACTTGAATCGATCTCAACACCTTCGGATGTCTGCGAGACGGATGCGATGACGATAGGCAGAGTGCGTGCGCATGAGGTCTTACATGTCGCGGGTGCAATCGCCGATTACACTGACACACGCCACTGGTATCAGCGGCTCCACGATCATCGTGGCGTATTGTTAGTCTACTTCGGGCTAGCCACTGATGTACAGGTCGCAACGTATCTAACCGACATCTTGCGCAACGCGATGGATACTGAGTGGCACTTGTATTGGAATGCACACCGCAAGGACTCAATTTCATCGCCTGGAACGGCACGCGCCAATTTCATGCGGGGAATGGTCGAGAGAATATCAACTCGGCTCTACACCATGAAGGCGGCGCAGAACGAAGCTGCCGACAATAATTGTCGGGCGATTGTCGTTGTGAAAGAGGATATTGTTAGGAAGGCATTCGAGGCCAGAAACATAAATATTACGCATAAAGCGCGGCGTGAGGAGTTTTTCTCCGACTCGAGCGCTTACCATGCAGGTGATGCGGCTGGTAGTCGAGTCACGATAGCGAAGGGAGCACTCGGGGATAAAAGCAATTAATCTGACAAAACGCGGTTAATTATCTATGAGACAAATCAAAATTACAGTTTGCGGGTTGACCCCCGCTTTATTGAATAACATCAGCTCGATGAACAGTGAGACGAGCGTTAAGCAAGTCAGTTACGATCCAGCTGAGGAAGCAAGAAAGCGCTTATACTGGACCGACGACAAATCCTCGTTGGCGATTCCTGGGGTAGCGTTCTACCGGTCTTTCATTAAGGCTGCTGGCAACTATAAAGTCGGCAAGTTGAAAATGTCGACAGCGATGATCGGTTGTGTCGCGATCACGCCAGAATTCGTTTCGTTGAACACGACAGAGTACAAGATCGATACGCGCTCAGTCGTCATTCAGAAAAATCGCGTGCCACATAGCCGACCGAAGATCTGGCCGTGGGAGGTGACGTTTGAGCTGCACTTCCGCGATGAATGGATTCCGATCCCCATCATGCAGAAATTTGGGCCGCAAATAATCAAAACTGCAGGAGTGCTCAATGGCGTCTGCGATTTTCGACCAGAGAAGAAAGGCCCATTTGGGCAGTATTACCTAAAACGCTTCGAGTTGTTGCCGCAGCGCGAAGAAGCTTTTATTCCTGAACCCGAGATTGTCGGTTTCGATTCAGAGCCGACGATTCTTGAAGAAAAGAAATCTAAAAAGAGAAAGGCAGCCTGACCTATGTATATCAGCATCGACCGAATTTTGATTGATGAGACGATCTATCCGCGCAATCAAGTTAGTTGGAGACACATCGAGTCGCTGCTCGATGCCTTGCGCGTAGGCGATGTTTTGCCACCGATTCTCGTTGGTAAACGCGATGATCGTTATGTGATTATCGGAGGCCGTCACCGATACGAGGCGCACCGACGAAGGAAGTTGCCGCGGATCGCTGCAATCGTAACCAAAGAGCTCGAAACACAATGGTTCCCTTTAGCCGTTAAAGACAACGCCACACACGGTCACGGCCTCAGCTATCAGGAAAAGCTTAGTGCAGCGATGCAGTTAACCCGCATGAAGTTTTCTTCAGAGGAGATTGCCAAGATCGTGCGCATCCCGGTTTCTGAATTCGAGAAAGCTATTAGTGAACGCGGCGTGTGGAGTGACTCGGACGCAGTCAAACCTGTTGTTTTAAAAGCGCCTCTAGTTGAACCGCTGCAGATCAAGATGCAGAGCAAGGATGAGCAGTGGATCAAAAAAGAAGTGAAAGCAATCGACGAACGCCAACGCTCGCTCAGTGGACAAAAGGTTATTAAGTTGGCTGATGATCTAACAATCCTGCTTACTGACGATTACATCGAGGCTGATGACGACGACACAGTCGAGGCATTACTGAAACTTGAGCAGGCTTTAACTCAATGGATGAAACGTCAAAAGTTAGTGAACGCGTGAAGTCAGGCTGTGGAAATCTGCCGATTAAAGGAAGAGTCGGCAGCATTCCCCGGCGAGGCACGCCCAGGTTGGGCTTGGCGCGTTTTGGCGCGGCGTGGTCGGGCAAGGCAAAGCATGGAAGTCCGCTCATTCGCAAAGAGTGGGCGGCATTCCGCGGCAAGGCAGGGCAGTGTACGGCTTGGCGCGGCCAGGTGTGGCGCGGCGGGGTCCGGCCCGGTAAGGCGAGGCATGGCATGGAAGTCCGCTGTTTGGCTTGTTCAGCAGACAGCGGCATTCCGGGCAAGGTGAGGCCGGGTGAGGCCTGGGGTGGTCGGGCAAGGCAAGGCGTTGGCATGGAAGTCCGCCGATCAGTTTAACAAGCTGGTCGGCGGCATTCTGGGGTCCTAACAAGTGCGTACGCGTCGCTGACGAGTCTCAACGATCTCGTGAAGTATTTCATGACATATGCTGAACGCTTTATGTTCTCTGGTTGACGAAGAATCGCTTCGATCAGTTGTCCCACTCACGCCGCGCAAGATCAGAACGCTGCGGCGTACAGGGTTGATCCCCGCCGTAAAAGTCGATCGCCGCACGTTTTTATATAACCCCGAGAAGGTCGTTGCTGCGTTGGAGCGGCTCGAAATCAAACCGAAATAACCGCACGGAGGATAATCACAAAAAAGAGCCCGCCGAGGTAACGAGCCAGGGCGGGCAAAAGGCACTAAACGTCGAGAGGTAAATCGAGAGTTCAGTTTTTTAACAACACAATAACATGTTCAGTTTTGTCGAAGACCATCTGATTTTCAAGCGAGAAGTTGTCTCGCCCGACGGGCCCGTGTTCACCGACGTTGAGCAAAAATTGCTAACGCTAGGTCTCAATTCTGCGGCGCATCAAGGCGAGGTCGACAATGCAGCAGTTATGCTTGTGCGGTCATGGCGCCAACGCGGCGTGAGTGCAGAGCAGGTCGTCGCTGCGTTCGCGCAGAGAACTTTTGCGCTCAGACAACTCGAAGCCGCTAGGGGTTACCTCGTCAATTTCGGTAAGTATAAAGGTCGAAGCGTCGGCGAGCTGCCGCCTAACTATATACGATGGGCGTTGGAAGAGTGCGACAACCTGAGCTTCAATCTGCGCCGAGCGATGGAGATTGTGCTCAATCAAGGACTGCGAAAATGAGCGCTGATTCAGCTATTGATAAGGTTTCAGCTCGCGCTCTGAATGCGTTGGCGACTCCTCCAACAGCTGGCTCGGGCGTGCACCAATGGCTGTTCGTGACCGCGTGTCTGCTGCACGAGGCGGGGTACTCGACAGCGGCTAAGATCGAGATGCTCTATCAAACGACGCGCCGTGTTGGGCGCACTGTCACACAGCGCGAAATCAAGGGCGCAGTCGCTGCTGCTGAAAAGAAGACTGCCCCGATCAATGCGCAGAGTCCAGCGAGTGCGATCATCAGAGCTGCATCGCCTGAACCTGCTTGGCCTGCGCCTGATACAGGTCACGTCTATCTGTTAGGAAAACACGGGCCAGGGTTATACGACCTCTGGGAACGTTCGCCGCTGCGTTTCGAGGACGCGGATGATCATTGCGAGCAGACTATCGACATCCTTTTCCCTGCGAACCCGCTGCTATGCGTTGCGAAATTTGCTTACAAATTTGCTACGCGCCGACGTGAGGTCTGGCGTGGTCATTTAGCAAAGTATCAATTTATCCTCCCGAACCCAATGCTCTCAGTTTACGGGCTGACGCAAGAAGGGAAGAAAAGCGAACATGCCAAGGCCAGTGTAGGCCGCAGATGCTATCTCGTGACCGAGTTCGACATCGCCCCGTATGCGCGTGATGGCAAGACCGAGACCGCATGGAAGCCAATCATCACAGCATGGGAGCAGTCAGGTGTCTCGGTCGCTGACGCTTGCGCGGCTGCGATCGTCGAGCTTGCAAATGCAAAGTTGATGCCGCTTGTCCTCGTCGTCTCAAGCGGCGGGAAAAGTCTGCATGCGTGGTGGCGTGTCTTTGAAAAGACTGAAAAACAATCACGTAATTTCATGTGCCGAGCTGTGCGCCTTGGCGCTGATTCACAAGTTTTTGACCTTAACCAATACGTCAGACTGCCTGGCGGTATCCGCGACAACGGTAACCGTCAGACGATCTACTATGTCGCGCCTGACGAGGCGCTTCGACCCGAGCCTATCAAGGAGGAAGCAGATGGAGCCATCAGCCCATGAATTTCATGAATGCGAATCCAAATCAAAGTCATCTGCTCAGTCGTCGTCACGACAAGGTAACCCTTACTACGCGCAAGAGCCCGAGCGTGAAACTGAAGAACCAGATCCGTTCGCGAACGGCGAGCAGCAACATGAAAAGCCGCTGTTGCCGATGCGGTCGTGGATCTATTACTCGGACCTTGAAGTCGATGTCACAAAGTTCCTGATGGGCAGCGGGTTTCTCGAACCAGAAAATTTCGTTGTTCTCGTCGGCGCAAGCTACGCCGGCAAAAGTACGCTCGCAGCTCAATTATCAGTGTATTGGGCGATGGGCGAGATGTGTTTCTCGATCAAGATCCCGCGGCCGTTGCGGACTATCTTCTTTCAAGCTGAAGATTCAGAGAACAAGCTGATCCGCATCGGGCATCTCTGCCGTCGGCTTAATCTCACTGCTGAGCAACGGGCGATGGTCGATGCCAACACGGCTGTCGTGACGCTGCAGGGTGTTCAAGACTCTGCGGCAATCGCTGAAATAGGGCGTCACGCTGCAGTTTTCAAACCCGACGTTATTTGTGTCAACCCGCTGACCTCGTTCCTCAGCAAGGGCGTTTACGACGAGCCGAGCCTTAACGATTTCATCCGTGCGCGGTTCCCGTCGGTTCTGCGCAGGCTCAACTGCGGCGGTCTTGTTATTCATCACCCGCCGAAACCGAGTGGGAAGAATCCTAACGACCAGACGATCTACGAGATTCAGTACGCGGGCGCTGGGATGGCGTCGATCACGAACGCTTGCCGTGGAAACATTCTGCTTCTGCCCGTCGACGATGACGTGTTCTGTCTCTGCGGCGGTAAAGGGTTTCACGAACTCGGCTGGACCGAAGACCGTATTCATCTGCGCCGCTCAGTCGATGACAACGGCGATTGGCTGTGGCTGCTTTGCGAATCAGACAAAGCAGACGCAGCGAATGAAAAGCGTGAGAAACGCATCGGCAAGCAAGAAGGGGGCGCTGGGCAATCGAAATTTGTCCCGTACGAACGAATCCTGAAACTCATAAAACCAACGCAGAAATATTCGCGAGAAAGTCTGTGTGAACTTGTGAAAAAAGAACTCAATAAAGGTCGCGACTGGACATTCGCCGCTATAAAAGAAATGACTTTTGCGAGGCGGCTGCTTCGGTCCGAAGCGAAAAACCCTGAAGGTGGCGCGTTCGCTCTCTATCACCTGCCGACTGTGCGCGAACCTGCCGACGACGAGTGAGCGCTCTTTTTCTTATTTCCAGCTTGCCAGTCTGTACTGACATCCAGTCTGTACTGACTGCTGACTGTGCGTGTACGTGACGACATGAGTTCAGTCTATACTGCGAATACTAGATCCCCCTTACGGGGGAATCTAGTTAGTATTCGTAGTACAGACTAAACTAAAGAACAGTCGTCACTAAAGCCAGTCTGTACTAGTACGGACTAAACGTCAGTACAGACTAAACGCAATGCAGACTGATGCTGGCACGCAACCTTATGAGAAAACCTAAGTACCTATGAAACGATTATCTGAAACAGATCGCGCTCGGATCACGATTATTTTAAGCCAGCTGATTATTGAATTATCTGCCGGTGATTCAAGCGCCGTTGACGATCGAACATCAAACGTCATCGCTGAAGCTGTCGATTTGTGCTGCCGCTCAAAGATGGAATCCCTTGATGATTCTGCGGCGCGCGCCATTTACACCGAGGCGTTTAATCTAGTTATTGAAAAAGATTGGGTTTTCACGATCAGAAAGATAGGTGACGATTTTAAAGTCGAGGCGAAATTCGGTCGCGACGTTGCAAACGCCAAGCTTGCGAAATCAGTTGTCTACGTCAGTAAAGCGGGAATCAACTGACATGAAGAAAAGACAGCCTCTGACGTCTAAAATCCATTGAAAATCGGCCCACCTGTAATCGCGTCAGGATTCGGCCCAAACGATCGACGCGACTGGTCGCAGTCATGCCATTGCTTGCTTCGGTATGCTCGGTAATCGCGCTAGGATTCGATTTGGGCGCGGTTTGATTCACCTGAAAAACCGTTCCCGTTAAAGGAAAATCTATCGGTTATAGCCCATAGAAACTGCGCTGATTATCAATGACTTACAAAGCGAGTACGCTTGTCGTTTTTACGTGTTCTTGCGTGTAATGATTGCATAATGCAAACATTCACCCCAGAGCCCACAAATTCAGAACTTCAGGTCGTTCAGGTTTTGGACGCTTCTTAGATCTACATTTTGCGTTGAGTGCTTCGTGTCGCTCTTCAGTTAGTTGAGCGTTGTGCCATTTTCTGTGACAAGAAGCGCAAAGCCATTCGATCTCGTAGGGTTTTGAATAGTCACGATGGTGGGCATGCCCATGAGGTTTTCCACACTTCACACATGGTTTTCGTTCGAGGCGTCCGGTCTTGATGAGGAATCTTATTTTACTGTGCGCCGATTGAGCTGGAGTCATTGAATCAACAGGTTACAACAATCGCTAATGGTCAGCAATTTCTCCTAACCGCTTCTGAGCCTCGGCAAGATCAGCCGCAGGATACGTGAATCCATATGAGCCCCAGTCTTCGTCGCTCGGATACCTCTCGTGTTCAGGATAGAACTTCCCAAAGCGTTCTTTGTCTTTTTCAATGCGCAGCCGCACGACCTCATAATGCGAATGCTCACGTTTCGAGCGTTTCACGAGACAGATCATGTCGTTGCGCTCGATCAGCTCGTGCGTGAACCCATTGCGCGTAAAAGGAAACTCTAATCTTTTCACAACTGCAGAGACGATATAATTAGGAGCTCTTAACAATCAAAACGTCTCACACGCGAAATAGTCAAGCTCTACGCAGTGTTATACTATGGCTCGACCTTACAGATTCAAGGAACTTGAACGGCGAGAACGTCAGCAGGAACGCCGTCAAAAACGCGAGACGCGCCGTCAGGAAAACAGACAGCGACGCATCTCAGCAAGCATTCACCTCGTCGACGGCGACAAACGATTTGATAGTTTGCATTTGAAATAAGCTTTTCGCGCTCTGATCGAAGATTCTACTGGATGTTTGCGCGCAGCCGATTGATGTATAGGCGCATGACGAAAGATGAACTTGCTAGCGAATTGATTAAGGGCGGCTATATCGACGAGTCCAAGATAGAGTCGGATTATGATGACGAAGTCCTCAATACCATAGAGCAGTACATTTACGACCCTGACAAATGCAGCACATTTGAATGGGTGGATGACTCGGAACAGAAACGACTGTGGGGCATCAAACTGCAAAGAGCGATATTCCTCGCGAGTAATTGCTCGGAAATCCAGCAATGGTTCGAAGCTTTAGAGAAAGAGCGTCTGCTGACGCCCTATCTTGATTAACGATGAGGGGCTGGCAGTGAACTTGTCGAATTCTCTCGCTGATCGAAGATTCGATAACGTCGTTCGCGACGACATGATTCCTACGGTTCTTAACCCCTCTAGATCCGTGTTCGATTAAGAGATGCTGCGATTGATCATCGTACATAAAATATGTACGATGAGCTGATCTCGCCTTCGATTTTCTTACATGTCGTGCCAACAGTTGCGACGTTCCAACTCCACTGTCAGCAAGCAAGCGAGCAGCACGTTTTTCAGGATCTGAATGTTCGCGATCTCGCAATCCTGTAATCGATGATCACGACCTCAGAGATATGTCGCCCGACATCGACATGCAGATCACGCCAGAGCGCGGCAGATTTTCTTTGCACTGTGTCCATACTGCTCAGCAATCAAAACGCTTGTGGCGTCGAGATGCGCACGTTGGCGCGCATAGTGAGCGCGACCGATCGAGATTGCTTTGAGCGTGATCACACCAGTGACGCACCCTCGCGTGATGCGAGAGCTATAGCAATTTCGAGATTTTCTTTCGCCCCGTAGAATCCTGGGTCCTCTCCAAGGGGGTAGGCACGGCGAGCGCTCCGATCGCGGCGATGGGCTGACCGCCAAAAATTCGTACAATGCTTTAAGTGTAAATAGCTGATATGGAATGGATTGCGACCTATTTTACTCGATTATATGAAATTCTGGGGAGGTGCTCGCTGCGCTGCGCGCGTCGATGTACTCGCAAGCAGGCGAGCGAGGGCAGAGAGACCTTCGATGCGTCAAGTTAAGTGAAGTTGAATCAACATCACTCGGATTTGCGGAGAACGCCGGAGCTCGTGGTTTACTTTATCGTTCGCTTAAATTCGCGCAGCAACGCTCGCTCGACGAACGCAGACATCGAGCCTTTTGGCAGCTCGTGAAGCAGATCGATCACCTCGACTGCGAGCTTGATCGTGACTGTCCGCTTGTCCGCTCCGCGTGGTCGACCTGCTCCCTTGCGTGGTCCGCCTTTCATAGTGCTGGATGAAAAAATCGTGTGCTTAGAAACATAAAGATGATCGCGAACAGCACGACCCAGCTCAGGCAGCCTATCGGCGTGCTGGCCGAGCGCAAAGCTCTCACTGCGAGCGCGAGCAGCAGTAAATAGAGCAAGATTATCATGTTCGTTTTTCTGTGTTGAGAGTTGGCTGACGACCATCGTCAGAGTGCGCATCACGCACTGACGCGCCGAAAGCGCGTTTCGGTCTTTAGTCTTCGAGTTTATGTTTAGTCGTTTTGGCCCATCGTTCAGGAGTCATGATCGCGTTTTCGGTGTTGATGTAGCCGCAGCCGCAATCGAAATGATAAAGGTCCGCCCACATCATGGTTCCGTAAACAGGCTGGTTGCAAACGGGGCAGTTGAAGTCGAGGGGCTCCATCTCTTCGCGTGATTGTGGGTATAGTTCCAGCCAGCGTTTTTTGGTCATTTTCTGCGGTTCAGAAAAGCTGATGTTAGCACAGCCACAGAAGTAATAAGAAAAGGACTCAGGATTGTATTCGTCTATCGGGAAAAAGGTCTCATAGACAGTCTGCCCGCAATGAGGACAGTTAAAATCAAGGTTGACTTTATGCTTATGTGCAACGTCGTGGTTATGGAGCCAATGGTCTGAAAAGTTTTTCATTCTACTTATGCATACGTCACTCTCTTGAATTAATAAAGCCAATATTGGACGCGACCCAACATTTTATCTTTGCGTTGGCAGATGAGCGAGTGCGTAAAGCTGGTGGATCAGACGTCTCGCCGATCAGGACGCGTCTCAGTCGATCGTAGCGCAAGCACCGAGCGGCTGATCGACTTCGCTCTAGACGTTTTCAGTTGCGATAGTGTGTGAATCTGACGACCATCTTCGAATGCGCCATGCTGTGCGATGCAACGTCCCACCAGATCCCCTGAAATGGTCGGTCGATCGCGCAGCAATCGAATTCAAGCTAGCTCCACATACGTTGCGCAAGAATCTCGTCAAAGACGGCGCTGAGCCTGATGCGGCGTTTTGCTATACGACCGAGCAGATCTGCCAAGCAATCTTTGGCTCGATGCACGTCGAGAAGCTCGGGACTCAGCGCGAGATTCGGCGAAAGCTTGAGCTTGAAAACAGCATCGTCGAAGCGAGCGTCTTGAATCGCTCGGCGCTCTCGTCAGCATTCGCAGCGTTGGCTGACGCGGTCGTGTCTCGGATACGGGTTTCGAAACTGGATCGCTCCGAGCAGGATGATTTGTTGCGAGAATTGAGCAGCATTCCAATTATTCTCGATAACGTTGCTCGCAGTCAGACGCGGCTCAGGCGCAATAGTGAGAAGAACGGCAACGGGGAAGCGGCCGAGGACGCAGTCGCGATAAAGAACGTGCGCAAGAGCAAGCCGAAGAGACGCGCGAAAGTTCAGTCGACCGAAGAGGTATGCAAATCGTTCAAAAAATAATCTCTCCAAGAGTGACGATGATCAAAATCGTTCAAAGCAAAGATAAAGTTTTCGCGCGAAAACTTCGAAATTATACGCGGTCGAGCGCAACTTATTGAAACAGTGGCGTTGCGGCAGGATCGCCGTACAAGATCAATTCGAGCGTTTGGCGACCGATTGTTGATTCCTATCTCTGCGATGATTATTGGTCTTTGACGGGTCGGCGATCATCAGCAGCAAGTACGGCGCAAGATTTTTCATCAGAAAATAAAACTTCGTGAATTCGTCAGCGCTCAAGAGCGCGGCATACTGCGTGACCCAAGCGCTGCGCGTGCCGAGCAATCTGCCAGGGGCGATCTGCTGACGTCGCTTGACGTCGTCGTACAACGCCCGTCTAACTTCGAGCATCGTCAAATCGTACAATTCTCTCGACCGCGCATGACTCAATTGGAAAACGCCCATGCATGCGTCGCTGCAATGATGTCGGCGATAAGCGAATCCTTCCTGACAAAAACTCTCAACAAACCAGCGTTGCGCCTCGATCTCGATCTGATCAGTCAACATTGTTTTCGCTTCGCTCTTGATGCGATGCGTGAGATCGTCTGCAGTCGAGTGATCGATTTCGTTCGTGTGCAGCGAGTTCACTAGTTCGTCGCTGAGTTCGCAGTTTCGCAGCCAATTCTTGCGCGTGACCGTGACTGACGTTTTAAGCGTGCTCGTGATCACGGCCGAGATAAACGTAAACGCGCTACCTTTCGACGGGTCGAACTTCCTAACTGAGCGCAGCAGTTTGTAGTTAATATCGCTGAGCAGCTCGCTCTCTGTGCCGTAAGAGGTCGTGCCGTTGAATCTTATCAGCGTCAATGCGCGTTGCTGACTCAGTTGAACGATTTCGTTCAAACTCGACGCATCGCCATTGCGCTGAAAGCGAGCGATAACTGCCTCGAGGCGTGCGTTGTCGAAATGCTGCTGGTTACCTTCGCCGTTTGGCGTGACCATCTCTCGTTGCAGCGGCTCTGAGGGCAGCTCTGAGGTGGGTCACGTTCATGAGAAGACGCAATGATGACATGCGCCTTCTCTCACGGTCAAGCGCCAGTATGTCTCTAATTGAGACGAGTCACGTCCGAGGCCCAGCTTGGCGAGTGCCAATGCCTGGGCTTCTTTTTTGCTTTAAGCGTGATTCAAACGAGTCGATATTGAAGACGTCACGGCAAGGCTCGCTTTGGCGTGGTATGGCTGGGCGCGGTCTGGCGAGGCAATGCATGGAGAAAAGGTCAGTGTAAAAGCTGGCCTTTTCGTTTTTCCTAAGATCTTACTGAGCCCCTGAGTCCAGTGATGCGCAGAACGCTAATGGATATCTAATCCCGACGTCGCACAGCATCGTGGCAAGGATCACGGTCTCAGCGTTGATCGCGCGGCTGTACGTGTTCACTAAAAGTTCGACTCCTAACCAGTTCGCAAGAATCATTTCAGAGAATTTTCCGCAGAGCACGATGTCGCCGCTGATTTGCGCGCTCGAAACTGCGCGCCGGCCGTTTACGCGACCGTCCAACTCGTCGTCGCGCTGTTGCCATAGAAACTCGGGGTAAGTCGCGACCTTGGCGATTTGCTGCCATTTTGTGCGCGTTGCTGATGTCGAAACAAAGGTGAAAGTGCCATCGTTCTGGATTCGCCCGTCTTCGAGCGTTTTTTCGAAGCTCAAGACAGCAGCCCAAGTTGCCGCTCCGCCAAAAGACTGACTAGCGGATCGCAGCCCGTAGCTGTAGTTGCCTGCGCCGTTTGCCGCGTAGCTCATGATCCCCTTTGGCACCGTCGCCGAGCCTGCGCCGTAGAGCGCAGCCTGGTCGACCGCGACCGCGATTGCGTCGCTGATATCGCGGGTAACAAATCTCTCGATATCGAGCGAGCTTTGCGCGAGTAATTGATTCGAGACGATCGTCGAGCCAGCGATCAGTTTCGGCGAAAGTGTAATGTTATCGAGAGACTGGTCAGCGCTCGGGACCGGACCGACCTCGCCGTACCACCCAGCACCTGCAGTCGCATAAGCTCTAGGCAGTGAAATATTGCCGCCAGTCAACCCGTCGAGCAGCGTCGCTCCGCAACGGGCGCAGACAGATTTCACCCGCAGAAACGGGATAGGCTCATCTGGTGAAATTGTCGTTTGGATCACTGGCAGCACGCCTGTCGTCAAGTCACGGCGCGATACTGCTAATGCCTCGAGCGGGATCAATATTCCATCTACGCTGCGCCGTGGGTTCAACGACTTCAGCTCTTGGTCGACTTCAGCCTCGAAACCTTCTAAGCGCGACGGCTTGTCCGAAAGGGCGCGGACAACCTTGAGGATCGAATAGGGGCGTTTACAACGCTTCTCGAGCTCTGCGAAATTACGGCTGAAATCGGGCAGTTGAGTCGTCGGCAGCAGAGTCCTCGGGTGGTCGAGCGTATCGGAATATCGGTCGTGCATGATCGCTCAAAATAACGCTGGATAAGTCCCTCGTCGATAGGACTTTGTGCAGTGAACGCTTTTTCGTGTTACATTACGAGCGAGCGCCTCGGTGCGTATTTGCAGGTTTTGCCGGGCGAGCTGTTTCTGATTGTTTCAGCAGCATAGTGTGTCTCAAGCTCGCTTGAGGGCGAAACAATCCGTGCATGTGCGTATCCGAGGCGCGTTTCTTTCGTGTCTGCTGATGCGAGCTTTTCGGGCAATAGCGACATAGCGCTCGCTCTATCAAAACGCACCTGGGACGATCCTAAGCGCGTTTGTTTTTGACCCAGAGGCAGAATTCGACTGTGTTACTGTCTCGAGTCGTATCGTTATTGTGTGCGTGTGCTGACGCGGCAGGCTCGGGTTTTTGTTATGTTTTCCCCGACCTGCCCGTCTCTTTTCCTGACCGTTCGAAAGTTAGTTCAGACGCTTTCCAGGATTCTTGTTATGTATCCTGTTATGTAGCGAGTGGCTTTTCATCGAGTGATTCGTCGTAAGTCGTTCACCTCCAACGACTGGCGGAAGGGGTGGGATTCGAACCCACGGTACGGTTACCCGTACGCCTGATTTCGAGACAGCCGCCCGCGCCTAGGGAAAAAGCCATTTCCCTCGTGGAGAGTCCTGAGAAATCAGGTTGTGTCCGGCCCCGCAGACATTAGAATATTACAAATTCTTACAGGCAGCCCACCCGCTGTAATAAAGTTATTACAGAAAATTGTAACAAATTTATAACATGGGGTTGTCAATCCGCAACAGTTGCGCTATACTTCGCCGTGATTACAATCTCTAAAACACCGGGACGACCCAAGCCGTGGGGATTCTGGCTTCCACCACGCCTCACGGGTTTGGGTAAACCTGTCCGGCGCTACTACGCGACCAAGGAGGAAGCGCAGGCCGCGCTGCTTGAATTCGAGCGCGGCACGCCCGAGGCCCGCGAAGTCATCGCCACGTTGAGCGGGAGCGAGTCCCGCGATTTCCTTCACGCCAAGCAGCTCTTGGACGAGGCCGGTAACGGCTTCAACGTGCTGGAGGCTGTCCGGTTCTTCCTACGGGCTCAGGCCGACCGCCTGCCAGAGCGCACCTTTGCCGAGGCCTGCGACGCTTACATCGAGGTTGCGGCCAAGCCGGATACCAAGTACTGGAGGAGCCTGCGCGGCACCAAGAGCAAATTCACGCCTCTTGGAGATGAGCAGATTCAGGACGTGAGCAGTGACGCCTTCTGGGAGATCCTGCGACTGATCCCTGAAACCACCCGCGCCCAGCACATGCGTCACCTGCGGGCCATCTTCAATTACGCCATCCGCAAAGAGTTTCTGGCGGCTGGCAAGAACCCGATCGATCGGCTCGACATGCCCGACACGGGCGCACCGCGTGAGGTCGAGATCTACCCGGTAAGCACGGTCAGCAAATATCTGCAGTACGCGCTCGAGTATGAGCTGAACCTCGTGCCGTACTTCACGCTTGGATTCTTCTGCGGTGTCCGGCCCGAAGGTGAGATGGGAGCGCTTGAGTGGAGCGCGGTTGACTGGGCTCGCGCCAGGCTGAACATCCGGGCCAAGGTCGCCAAGGGCGGACGGCGCGGACGCCAAGTTGAAATCCCTGAAAACGCGATGGCGTGGCTCATGGCGTACCGGGATCGCGGCGGTAAGGTGGAAGGCAAGGTGCTTCCCTTCACCAACAAGCAGCTCCGCGATGTTCGTGTCAGCGCCAACAAGATCGCCGGGTCCAAGTGGATTCAGGACGGGATGCGGCATTCCTTTGCCAGCTACCACGTCGCGATGTACGATGACGTGCCGTTGACCTCGCTGAGAATGGGGCACCTGGGCGTGATGATGCTCGGGCGTCACTATCTCGCCGGCGTCCCGAAAGAGGAAGCTTTGGCTTACTTCGGAATTAGGCCAACTGAGGACGGGAAGGTTGTCGCATTCAAAACAGCATGAACGAACTTGAGCCTAAACCCTTCGGTGTCCCGCAAGCGGAACACCACCATCTCGGGAAAGCTCGTAGCGCTCCATCTTGAAAACGATCCAGCGGGTGTCGGGCACGTCCGCGAAGCGTTCAGTTTTCATTGTGGTCCTCACATTTCACTTCGTAGAGGTCCAGGCCGTAGATGCGGAGGGCGATGGAGATAACCTGCTCCTGATTATGGATGGGGGAGACGTGGTAGATAATCTCCCGGTAGTCCCGACCATGCCGTCCGATTTGGATGGGGCCGAGATATTCCGGGTCTTCGCCGAAGACCGCGTCCAGTCGATCCATTAGTTCGATCTCCTTTTCGGGATCGTCGCTTTTGTGAGCGATGGTAATTTTGGTTAGTCTTTTCATGTTCTCCATGTCTCTAACTATACGCAACAATTGCGCACTGGTCAGGCATCTTTGTTAGTAAAGGTGCTATTATACGCAACAGTTGCGCAATGTCAAGAGCAGTCCACCTAACGTTTTCTAACAAGAAACTAACTTTTACCCACTTGACAATGCGCAACAGTTGCGCTATGGTAGCGACAGTTAAAAACAACTAACCCTAACAAATCGAAGGACAACCAAAATGGGAAACAACGAAATGAACAACGCAGTGGAGAACCCGGAAGTGGTCGAGATGCCAGCCGCAGCCGAGCCCAAGAGGGCCAAAAAGGTGAAGGCCCCGAAAGCTCCCAAGGCCGCGAAGGCCGCGAAAAAGGCCAAGGCCGCGAAGGCCGGGGCACCAGAGGTCAACCGGGCCGGTAACTTGGAGTTTGCCGCGCACAAGAACGGCTGGCGGTACGCCGAGGGCAAAAATGGAAAGTTCGCCGTCGGAAACCCGAAGCGCCAGGGAGCGGAGTTCACGCTCGAAATCAAGTTGGCAGGGGAAAAGAAGTTCATCCTGCTAGCCAAGTTCGACAATCTGGAAGCAGCGCTGGCGGAAGCCGAAAGGCGAAACAACGAGTAACCCCCACTAACCGCTGAGCCGGGCCTAAAAACCCGGCTCGACTTTTTCGCAACTGTTGCGTATGTTAAGACCATGAGATGTCCGCATTGCAGACAAAACCTTGACGAGGATGAGCTGCTCAAAAAGATGAACGTCGCGAAGGTTAAAGCGTTCACCGCCTCACTTGCCGGTAGAAAGGCGCGGGGCCAGCTCAAGGCACGCAGCCCAGAGCAGGCCCGCGCAGCCGCTAACGCCCGATGGGCCAAGGAGAAGGAGGCCGAACAGGCCTAGCCAAAGGTCGGGGGGGGAGCTAAATGAGATCCGCCGAGGTCCGCTTCTCCCCTTTGCGGTCACTTCTTGGCACTTTTCAAGCTTCCGTCTCAAGCCCTCCACCAGACCGTACATTCGACGGTTTGATTCAGAACATTTGCCGTTCCCGGCTAACAACCCATAATACTGTCGGCCAGCCTCCAAGAGCTTAAACAGATACGCCACCTCGGTTTCATTCAGGTCTACTCTCATCGCCCTGCTGCTTATGGTGTTTGAGCCACTCGATGTAATCCCAGAGCGCCTGCTGGACCTCCGGCTCTAAGTAAATCTTGTTAGTCGCGATGCCCTCGGTTTCGGTTGTCAGAAGGATAATGTTGCCATCGATTTCCGCGTAGAGCGCGTCGCCGAGATAGATTTTGGTCGTGCTCATTCCTTCTTGATGAACATCTGGTTGCCGCACTTGGAACAGATCACCTTTTCGTACTCGTCCATGTTCATCGGCACGGTCTTGCGCACGTCCTCGTCGGTGATGGATTCCGACTCAAGTTTCTCTGTCTCGATGGCCGACGGCAGGCTGAGGTTGAAGCCCAGTGCGCTCAGGTCAAATTCGAAATCTAGGTTCAGGCTGGCCAGCTCCGAGGGCAGCATCTCGTCATCCCAGTCTGACAACTCCTGAATCTTGTTATCGGTCAGCCGGTCGAGCTTGATCAGCTCCTCATCGGAATCGGTGTAAACGCACGGCACGCGCTCCAGGCCCAACTGGATTGCGGCCTTCCACCGAGCGTGTCCTTTAACGATGACGTTCGAGCGGGTAAGGAGCAGGGGAACGTTGAACCCTACGTACGGGATCACCTTGACCAGCTCCTCGACGGTCTTCTCGTGGATTCGCACGTTGCGATGGTATGGCCGGATCTCCATGACCGGCACCAGCTTGATCTCCTTAACGATCTCCATTGGTCGGTAAAGTCAGGGTTGGAATGTGCTCCACCAGCTTTGGTAGCTCCGTGTCGATATCAGGCCGGTGCAGGAAGTCGATCCCGATGAGGAGCTTGTTTGGGCCAGCCTTGCCCAGCCGGCGATCCCGGCTCACCTGATGCGGCGACCACGTATCCAGCAGAATGACCAGCCCCGGATTGAAGAGCGGCATCAGGTCGAGGTCGTCTTCCAGGCCGTGGACAACGAAGCCGTCGTTGTAAAGCTGGATCTGGAGCGCATAGCGGACGAACCCCGGATCGGTGTGCATCACCGTACCGCCTCGGGTGCAGAGAAAATGCGGTGAGGTCTTATCTTTGGGGTCTTTGTGGCCAAAGGTTTTGAGGCGTCTCGTGCTCTTCCAATCGCCCCAGAATTCGAAGAACCAAACCGGGTCCAACTGCGGGTAGGTCACGTTATACCCGAGTGTTGCGAGCGTTTCGCTCCACAGCACCGGATGCCCGGTTTGATCTGCTTTTAGAGTGTCGTCCTTGTTCCAGTTCATTTGTTTTGCTCTGCTCAAACTTGAGCTTTTCCTCGATCTGTTTGGTGGTCATCCGCGCCTGACTGTACTTGCCATGCTCGAAAAACTTGGCGTACCCGGTGATGTGCTTGAGCCGGATAAACTCTTCCTTCTCAAGGCCCAGCTCATCGCAGACGCGGGCGTCGGTCCACCCGTTAGCTAACATCTCAAAGATCAACTGGCTCATGCCCGCAATGGCGTGCTTCCCCCGAGCCCGGTTGTGCCGGATCGTGGAGGCCATCCGGTCATTGACGTCCTTGTCAATCACCACCACCGGAATATGGCCCTGGTTGAGTTCGTAAATGTCCCGGTAGCGCTTCATGATCATGTAACGGTGGAAGCCGTCGACGATGATGTAGCGGTCGCGCTTTGGGTCGTGCACGGTGACGATGGGCATGGTGTACCCGTCGTGGCGAATCGAGACATAAAGCAGCCGCAGCTCGTTCAAGGCCACTGAGTTCGGGTTGTAATCGTTGGCGTGCACCTTTTCTATCGGTACCCAGCGGACGTTTGAGACTGGATTATGCTCGTTCATGGTTAGTTCTTCAGAAACCTGACGCGGCGGCTGAATCCAGCGTCCATCAAAGCGAACATGCAAGAGGTGTCCACGGCGGGCGGGATCGGCAGACTGGCCACTAGGGCGCTCAGAAGCGGAACGCCGTTGACCAGGGCGATCAAGAACCGTGTCCGGTAGAAGCTTCTGATCATTGTTTGATAAACTCCGCAAAAGCTTTCTCGTCTTTGGCCCGGTAGTACCCGGCGTTTTTCCGCGCCTCTTTTTTGATCCGGCTGCGGGCGTTCTGGTTGAGCGTGCCGTCCGTGTCGTTCACCATAACCTCTTTGACGTGATTTTTGTACCAGACGGTTCCGTGCTGCTTTTTCCATCGGTTCCGGAACCGTTCGTGGTGCTCGGGCTCGATCAAATTCTCTAACAGGTAATCCCGGTACTCCTGCCAGTCTTTGAAATAGGGCGGGAGCGTCCGCGGCATGACTTCATCGTCGAAATGATCGAAGCAATTGACGCCGTTCACTCTGAGCAGGAACCGGTCGTAGATCTGCGGCTCGAACTCGTGCAGGTCGCGGATGTGGGACCAAGCGGTTTCGTGGATCAGCGCAGACACGCGCATATGCGAGCCGCAAGCGTACATGTAGTCATAGATCCGGTTGTAGGGCCAGCCGTTGCTACCGATCGCGGTCCAGATGTCGGTATCATGAAAATCGTAAATGGGCCAGAAAACGCGAGTGTTAGCGACCGGCTTCCGGCACCACGTGATGCCCTTGAACTGGCTCTTGGCAAAGCCGATCCCCATGCGCCGGACCAAGCTCTCCTGAATCCGCATCCCGACCAGCACAGCGACGTGGGTTTTGTCGGCGCAATCACAGTAGGAAGGCAGGTGCGTGATCACGTCATGGAAGCGGTCGAAATGAGTCGGGTTCTCCTTGATCGAGATTGGGTCCTGTTCCCGAATCCATTTCTCACGCTCATTTGGGTCCCAACAGTGCAGGTAATTGTCCTTGAACGACAGGCTGTTGGTGAGCCGGAACGGGATCTGGAACCAGAAAGGCAGCACGTCAGGCCGGTACATGACGCCCCGCATGTAATCGCCGGTCGCCTGCCATTCGGCTTCCTGATCCAGCCAGTAGACCTTGAGCGGGAGGCGCCTGCGCTCCGTGGCGATCCGCATTGAGAGCTGAAAGACGACGGTTGAGTCTTTCCCGCCGCTCATCGAGACAATTACGTCGTCGCAATTGTCATAGACAAAATTGATCCGGTTGATGGCCTCCTCGAAAACGTTAGTTGCGAGGTAATTCTCGTTCTTCATTGCCCCGCTTTTGCCCGGTTGATTATCCGGCTGAATTTGAGGTGATCAGTCATGCGCCAATACTTCCAGCCGCCCAGGTAAAGGTACTGATAGCGTCGGCCCTGGAACTCTCCCCAGACGCCTTGCTCGCCGATCAGCGTGAACAGCTTGACGTAATCAGCCTCGTTGTCCGGGCTCCGCACCACGTAAAAATGCGGGATGTCCGGCATCGTTTTCGCGAACTGAAATTTCAAGGTTGGGAAGCCGCGCATCTCTCCATTGTTCATTTAGAGTGTTCCCGCGCTGAGGTATGTGATCTCAACAATCGTGCCCACTTGCCTCCGGTGATGGACCTTCTCCTGGTGGTACTCCGCTTTGATTTGGCCTGGACCATCGCCAATGATAAGGCCTGCACTGCGTAACCAATCCCTGAGCCACTTGTAGGACTCGTTGAGGTTGTCGTCCTCGTCCATGAGTTGCGTTGAGCGTCTTGTAAAGCGCACAAGAGCGCACCGGCCGCTCGCCAACGTTCGCGATAGATCAGCGTCCAGTGTCGCCGGTAAAGTTGGTTCGGGCTTTTGGGCAGGTAGCCCGGTAACCAGAGCTGAATTTTTGAGCATGAAGTTTCACAATCCGTTTGCATGATTTCCGATAGAAGGCTTCCCTCCACTGCCCCTCTTTCCTCCGAAAAAGGTTACCCGTTTTCCTAGGAAAAGGCCCGCCAAATTTTCAGAATTTCTGCCCTTGCCGTAGCGGTTTGCGGGACCGCTTGTCGTGCATTTCGTGATCGATACATTCTGGTTTTTGCACTCTTTTTACTTGCGTTTGCAATTCCAACACCTAAGTGTTAGCCACGGATAAATAGCCTATATCAGGACGTAACCTGACAAGCAGGCAGAATGCCATCTCTAACATTAGGAAACCCTCTGGAACATGGATTCGTCGTGAAGCGTGCAACGGCACTGGGGGAAAAGGAAAAGCGGCTGAGAGGGACTGCTCTCAACCGCCAGTTGTTAATACAGCTGTTCACAACTTATTCACACTTTGGGGTGTGAACTACTTCTCTTCTAGCTTACTAGCAAACGTTTGGCAACGAATTTGTTAGTAAGCGCATCCCGAAGTTACTCACAATCGGGAGATAAAATGCCTAAGAAAGAGCTTGCTCCGCAGGTGGGGGAGGTCCCACGTGTTAAACATGGAAGCCGCAAGCGGCGAATTAGGCAGCTAATTGATCTGCGGTGGGTCTTCGGGGGATCAACTCTGATCGACGCCCGCACTCATCAACATCGATATCCGATCGATGAAATCGGCGCGGTGCTTCGAGCGGTGAAACGCGAAGCAAAAGAGCTTGGTGTCGAGGTCCAGCTCAGTGCCGATGAAAGGAAAGTCTGGATCAGGATGGTTACTAGGTTATTGGTGGCCGCGTTGCTCCTGGCTGGACTCCTTAGCCTGACAATCGATAATGATCACAATGGCGTTCCAGACGTTGTCGAAGGGGTGTTTCATCTGAAGAAGGGCGACCGCGCCGACTGGATTGAAAAAGTTCTCGGCCTCCCAGATGGAGCCGTCGAAAAAGCCTTCGGACTTCCGCCCCAGGAAATAGAGAAGAGCCTAGCTTCCGGGGACGTGGGGCGTAAAGTTCTTGAGGCCGCTTACCGGCAGCTCCGCAACAATTACCAGCAGCCGATTATCCGCAATGATCAGTTCATCAATGACGTTGCTGGTCACGAGGAAAAGGAAGCCGACTAAAAGCTGTCAACATTCGTTTTAAAAATTTTTTCTCGAGCGCGGGATCTTTCGTTTTCAGCCCCCATTTCTCCTGGGGGGCTTTTTTCGCTTTAGAAAAGAGCGCACAAAATAGGGTGTAACCGTTCGCCTATGCAAACGGAGCAGGCTGTGGGCGAACGTCTCATGCGCCGGAAGGACTACGTCGTATTCTTCAGGACCGAGTTCGGCGTTTGCCCCGATACGGTCGACCGCTGGGTCAGGGCGCGAATCATTCCCTCGATCAAGATCGGGCGCATCACCTTGGTCGATCCTCTCAAAGCGAAAACGGCCTTGCGCCGGTTTGAACGCACCAGTCACGACACGACCCGCTCACTGCGGGCGCTGTCACGCTCGAAGGCTAAAACAACTTAACAAGGAAAGGCACTGCTTTTCTCATGGATAAACCCCAACTAACCGGGGCTTTGGCCGGGATCACCAACGGCAAAATTATCCGGCCCATCTACGCTTTAATTTCAGGCCTGCCGGGAGTCGGCAAAACCACCCTGGCAAGCAAGGCACCCTCGCCGGTCTTTCTCGGGCTGGAAAGCGGCACGTATCAGTTGCCCGTGTCCCGCTTCCCAAAGGCGCAGACGCTGGCTGATTTTCTGGCCCAGCTCCGCGGACTCTCAACCGAAAAACACCCGTTTAAAACCATCGTGCTCGACACCGTGGATGCGCTCGAAGATTTGATCTGGCGACAGGTCTGTTACGAGGGCAAGGTGGAATCGATTGGCGATTACGGGGGCGGCTACGGCCTGGGCTATGTGCGGGCGATGGAGATCTGGCGCTCTATCCTGCACGAGCTGGCGACCGTGTTGGTGCCCAGGTATCACGTGCTCTTAACCGGCCACGTCGCCGTTAAGACGTTTCAAGACCCGAATCAGGCCAGCGGCTATGACCGCTACCAGCTCAAGATCAACGAAAAAGCTGCTGGCGTCATTCGGGAGGCGGTCGACCTGATGCTGTTCTGCACGTTCAGGACCGACCTGATCCGCGACAAGAAAACCAAGGAAGTCCGTGCGCTTACCGATGGAACGCGGGTGATGTATACCGAGTTCCGGCCCGCGTTTCTGGAAGCCAAGAACCGGTTCAGCCTCCCATTCGAGATGCCGCTGGAATGGGCACCCCTGGCTAAGGCCATCCGCACTTTTTACGACTTAAATCCCACCGAGGAAACCCCTAAACCCGAGGAACCAAAAAATGGATCAAACTGACTACGTTTATCATGAACCTGTTCAGCCCACCTTCGGACCGTTGCCCGAGGGCCAGTACCCGTTCCAAGTCACTGATGTCATCAGCGAGCCGTACACGTCGCGCAATGGCAACACCGTGCTGCCGGTCAAACTTGCGGTCGGGCCGGAGAAAGTGCCGCTCTACGATAACCCGAGCGCCGGGATCGGTAAGGCCGGACCCTACGACAACATCGCCTCATTTCTCAAATGTATCGGGCGCAACCCGAAATCGGGTGAACGGGCGGATCTGTCAAAAGGTCATCTGGTCGGTGCGCGTGGGGAGTTGATGCTCAAGGTAGAAACAGCGCAGATGGGAAGGCTGGCGGGCAAACCTGTTAACAAGGTCGCCTATTACATTTGGAAAAACGCGGACGGCACGACCAGGGCCATCGTCAAGGCCGGACCGGACATCGAACCCGATGACATCCCGTTCTAGCCAATGACACCGAATTTTTACGTTTTCGATATCGAGACAGTCCCGCTGCCGGACGACCAGCTCGCTGAGATGGATCTGGGTGAGGCTGTCAAGCTTGGCAACCTCAAGGATCCCGAGAAGATCGAGGCCAAGAGGCGCGAGCACGAGAACCGTTGTTATGAGCGGGCCGCGTTGAGTCCGCTCACCGGCCGGGTCGCGGCGGTCGGCATCCTGGGTCCGAACAAGCGGGATTTGCGGGTGGATTTCAGCGAGGAAGAAAAGCTGATCCGGTCCCTGTTCGATTACTTCTGTCATGACAACGCCGGCTGGTGGATCGGCTTTAACATCGCCCAGTTCGATCTCCCGTTTGTGGTGCGTCGGGCCTGGGCGCTGGGAATTCAGCCGCCGCGCTGGCTGGTCAACGGGCGTTACCTGTCCAGCAACTTTATTGATCTGGCTCAAGTTTGGCGCTTGTGCGCTTACGAGAAGGAACTGATCAGCCTTGACCGGCTGGCCCGGTTTCTGGGGCTGGGCAACAAGGACGGTTCCGGGGCCGGGTTCGCCCAACTGCTCTACGCGGATAAAGCCGCAGCTCGGGCCTATCTGGAAAAGGATCTTTTCCTTACCTGGAGCATCGCGGAACGGTTCGGGCTCTTCGCCGCTAACCCTGACGAGGGTGAACCCAAAGTGGCGCAACCGCAGGCCGAAGATGAAGGAGCTACGGCAGAGGATGAACTGGTCTTCTGGTGAAACGTGAAATCCTGCTTCGAATTGAAACGCCGACCTCCTGCGGCGGCATCGTGTTCGACGGCGCCACCTACCGGGTCAAGCGCTACGCGCCGATCTGGAAACGGCTGCGGCACCTGACGCTGGCCCAGGTGCTCCACTGTTGTCGGCGTTGGGATCTACACTGGACAATCTTATGAGATTCAAATGGGCACGCGCCTTCCGGCTACTTGCCAAGATTAGGAAGGAGCAGAACCGCAAATTGGTAAGACTGGGCAAGCGCCGGACACGCTTGAAGCAGCATGTTGACCGAGCAGCAACAGAAACTGATGCGCCTGGCACTTGACCCGGCAGCGCAGCCCGGTGAGATCGCTAACGCCGCTAGGATGGTAGTCGAGCAGTGGCGCAAAGAGGGCCTGACCCTGGAGCAGATTTTCGGCGAGAACGGTCAGCGACCACCTGAGTATTGGGCACCAGATTACGGGCTGTGCACGATGCCGTTCGGAAAACACAAGGGCAAAGAGTTCAAGGACATCCCGCCATCCTACCTCCGCTGGCTGTCGCACGACATGCGCGAGAACGGGACCAAGTTCCCGAGTCTGCTGGAGGAGATCGAGAATTTTTTAGACCAATAGAAAGTTAAAACGAACGGAGTCTGAAACTATGCGGATTGACTGGGGCATCGTGCACCGGCTTATCCGTGAGCGGCCCGAATTGCTGTGCAGACACTTTTTCCCGGCTGGGAAACGTGTCGGCCATGAATGGCTGATCGGCAACCTGAGAGGTGACCCGGGTGAATCGCTCAAATTCGAGCTGGAGGGCGAGAAGGCCGGGGTGTTCATCGATTTTGCCACACAGCAGAGCGGTTCGTTCTTGGATGCGCTCGTAGCGGCGCTAGGGCTCGATCTGGCGGGTGCCGCCGAGGCGATCGGTCGCGCCTTGGGCGTACCGATCTGGAACGGCACCGGGCCGAACCCGGCGCATCAGTATCGGCCAAATTCATCGCAGCCCAACACGCAAGCAATCGTGATCGACTGGGATCGCGACTATAAACCGGGCGCGAAACAGCTGGAGGAGCTGGTCGCGTGGCGCGGTTACTCGCTGGCCTTTTGCCAGTGGCTGGCTGACGAGCGCTACATTGGAAGATCCGGCCCATGCTGGGTGATCCCGGTCAAGAACGCGAGGGGCGAGATCGTTGCGATCCACAAACGGCTCGACAAAAACAAGTGGCAGTTTATCCCGACGCTCAAAAGCCTGGGGATGTCGCTAACCCCGTTGGTCGTCGGCGATCTCACCGATGCCACCTGGGTCATCGGCAGCGAAAGCCAGTGGGATCTGTTCGGTGTCTTGGACACAATGGGGATCCACAATGGCGAAAGAATCGCCGGCGTCACCACTAGGGGCGCGGGTAACGCCGCGCTGGTCGGGCAGCTCACGTTCACGGGCGAGCTTTACGCGGTCGGTCAGAACGATGAACCGGGCCGCGCATGGCTGGAAGCGCTCAAAGTCGTGCATTGCTTCAAGTGGATCATCGTACCGCCCGACCACCATGACGTTAACGAATGGCTCCAAACGCCCGAGGGCCCGGTTCGCATCGTCGAAGCGTTCTTCGCGGCTCGGGTTTACCGCTCAAATTTCCCACCGCCATTGATCATGGGTAAAGACATTCAGCGCACCCGGCTCCCGTTGCCACCCGTGATCATCGAAGGGCTGCTTTCACGCGGCGAGAAATTCCAGTTGGCGGGCGGCAGCAAAAGTTCCAAGAGCTGGGTACTGATCGACCTGGGGATCAGTGTTGCGGCAGGACTTCCCTGGTGGGGCTTCAAGACCGTTCAGACGCCGGTCATTTACCTCAACCTTGAGATCCCACGGCCGTTCTTCGAAATGCGGGTTCGCGAGGTGGCCGCAGCGCACCATATCCCGGTGCCGGAGCTCTTCACGGTCTGGCATCTGCGCGGTGCGCGGCTCTATGAGCCCGACCGCTGGGCCGCGTTCAAGCTCGCCCTGATCGAGGAGTGCAAAGTCCTGGCGCACCCGCTGATCCTGAATGATCCGCTCTACAAACTGATGGGGCGCGGCAACGAGCTGCATACCGGCGACGTGCAGACCGTGCTGGATCAACTGGAAGAGATCGTCGAGCTGGTGGAAGGCGCCAATGCCTCAAGCCATCATTATTCCAAAGGGAATCAGGCTAACAAGGAGGCCATTGATCGGGCCAGCGGGTCGGGCGTGTTCCAGCGTGACCCTGACACGCTCTTTCCTATCACACCGCTGGCAACCGCAGACTGTTTTTCCATCGAGCCCTACGTCCGCAACCATGAGCCGGTCAAGCCGTTCGCGATCCGGTGGCAGTACCCGCTCTTTTTCAGGGATGATACGCTGGACCCGGCCGATCTCAAAGCAGCCCGCAAATCCGCTCAGGCCCAGGCCCAAAACAAATACATCGATCCGGAGGTCGCGCTGAAATTCCTCACTCTCCTTGAGGTGATTCCAAAGGCCGAGTTTATGGACCGGCTGACTAAGCCCGGTTCGAACGGGCGGGCGTTCTGCGCAAAGTCACGCGCCTATGAAATCTTTCAAATCCTCCTTGGTAACGATCGCCTGATCGAAACCACTGAGAACCGAATCAAGTACGTTCAGAAAAAGTAAAAGGTGTGGAAAGACAACTTAAGTGTGTGCGTTGGGGGAAATCTATCCCCCTATTCCTTTCCACCAGTCCACACCCTATAAGGTGTGTGTGGACTAGTGGAAAGGAATATAGGGATAGAGTTTCCCTCCCTCACACACTTAGTCCACGTCCACGCACTTTTTCCACGTGAACTAACAACTTGTGGAAAACTAACTATGGCAGTTAAAAGCAAAAAAATACCTAAATCGTCGGATGTTCAGAACCTGCAATCAGGGTCCGAGGTTGATCTCTCGCTCCCGCTGAGATTGGGTTTTGTCATTGATCGCTCAGCTTCGATGCACGACCTCTCGGCTGAACTCATCCGTTGTTTTAACGCCGTCTTGGCTGAACAGACCGCGCCGAACGTTAGCGCCAGCCTGAACCTGTTCAATCATTTGGTTAAAACGCTGGCCGATGATGTGCCGATCAGTCAGGTAGCTAGACTCGATCACGGCAACTATTCCCCGGAGGGTAACACTGCGCTCCTAGACGGCATCGGCGCGATGATCCATCAGATCGGACATGGGGGAGGCGTTAACGCCCGTGTGCTGGTTGCCATCTTCACCGATGGGTTTGAGAACTCCTCAAGTAAATACAGCTTGAACGAGGTCATCGGAATGATTGCTGACGCTCAGGCACGCGGCTGGCAGTTCATCTTTATCACGCCGCGTCCAGGCATCAGTTACGGCTTGCGGCTCGGTATTCCAGCAGAGCACATTATCGATTTCGACCTCTCCGCTGAGGGCCTGCGCCGAATCCTCTCCAAGCTCTCCCGTGCGGTAAAGGCTTACCGGTTAGGTGACCGCAACTACGCACTCCTTTTGAACCGATGAGCAAGAAGCAGAAGCAGCAAAGCAGCGCTAACATTGTTCAGATGATGGGGCAGGAAACCGCCTTCATCACTGATCTGATGGTGGTGGTACAACGGCATGAGCATCAGTTGACCGTCCGTCAGATGGTAGGCGCACTGTTCAGCGTCGCGCACGACATCCTGATGGACGAGGAGACTATCGAACACGACCAGTGTTCTACGTAGAACGGCTTGACCGTTCCCGCATTAGGACGCATTCTGCCACTCGGGTTAACCCAGAAAGGAGCAACGTTAGGAAATGAGGCGTCGAGCCCGTGCCCGTTCACCAGAGTTAACCGCAGCCAGACGAAAGCGGTTAGCACGCAGCAGCTTCGCGCTGCCGCCTAACAGGGATACACCAAAGGGAGTTAAAGGTCGCTACCCGATCGATACACTCGGGCGGGCGAGGAACGCATTGACCAGGGTTGCTCAACACGGCAGCCCCGCCGAGAAAACCGCCGTCAGGCGAGCCGTGCATCGCAAGTGGCCGTCCATCGAAGTCTCCGGGCTTCGCAAACGGAGACGGTAAATGTCGGTAAAGCCCAATTCGCAACCGGGCCGTACCTCGCGTCAAATGATGCGGGGCAGGCCCCGGACCCGTAACCCGGTCCCGAGGCCCCAGCCCCAACCCCCACCTCCTACCCCCGGTCGCATCCGGGGTACCGGGTAGGGGTGAGGGGTGGGTGGGGGCAGGAGTGCTTATGCCCTACATCAAAAGCGCAAGTAAGGAAGCGTTCCACAAAAACGTCAGAACGTTCTATCGCGATTTCCGCGCACGCGGTTACTCCAAAGCCAAGGCGCGTTCGATGGCGGTCGGGGCTGCGTTCACTACCCGGCGTGCAGCACAAGCAAGAGCGAGGAAGAGGAGACGATGAAACCTCATGTAATCATCGCTGAAAGTTCCCTCGATGTTAGTCGCATGTTCGATTGGCTGAAAGGCAAGCTGCCAACGCGCTGCGATGACGATTGCTGGCTTGAGGATCTCAAGCCGCAACTAATGCTTTGCCAAAGCAAAACAAAACGCCTTTCGCCACCCAGCCATTCGCCGCCCGAAAAATTTTTTGTCCCCCGGTTTAGGTTCTTCCCAAGGCCAAAACGACAGCGGGCGGAGACAGCACCCAAGATTCGTTAGGAATTAAAATCGCCAAACGCCATGTCACCGCAGTTTTGACCCACAATGGCCACAAATGTCGCCACTGCTGACCAGCTTTCGGTCCTGTTTGATATCACGGTCCGGCACGTTTTCCGGCTGACCGCAGCCGGCGTCCTGGTCCGCTGGATCGATGAGCACGGGGTGCCGATCAAAGGCCGGTACGATTTAGTGACCAATGTCCGTGCCTACTGCCAGTATTTACGGGAAGCCGCACGGCTCGATGACGCAGAGGGGAAAGCTTACGCCCAGCTTCGGAACCAGAAAATGGCGCACGAGGCCGAGATGTCCGCGCTGAAGCTTCGGCTTTACAAACGTCAGTTGCACCGGAGCCAAGACGTGGAGTTTTTGATGTGCGCGATGTTGACTGCGGTCAAGAGCAGGTTGTTGGCAATCCCGGCGCGAACCACGCGACTGTTGCTGGGCAAGACCGCGTTCCAAGAAATCTACGCGCTGCTGTACGGCGAGATTGAGCAGGCGCTAAAAGAGCTGGCCGAGTATAACCCGGCTGATTTCGCGGAACAGAACGAGCAATACCTAGCGAGCGTTGATGCCGGTCTGCCGAACGGCAACGGCAACGGGGAGCACCCGCAGGACCACGAGGAGGATTGGAACGATGCCCAGGCAGGCACCGGAGAGGTGTGAGGTTCGCGCTTCCTTCTTCAACACCTCTGATCTGTTCAAGCGAATCTCCGGGCTCCTGCGCCCTCCGTCCCGTATGCCGCTCTCGGAATGGAGCGACGCCTATCGGATACTCTCTCCGGAATCGAGCGCCGAGACGGGCGCGTGGGTAACGGCAAAGGCGCAGTACGAGAAAGAGATCATGGACGCAATCTCTGATCCGCTGACTCCGCGTGTCGTGATCCAGAAAGCTGCCCAGGTTGGGGCAACCGATTGCGCGATCCTGAACCCGATTGGCTACTATATCGATCAGGATCCGTGTCCGATTCTGGTCGTACAACCGACCTTAGAACTGGCCAGCGCCTTTTCGACAGACCGGCTGGCCCCGATGCTACGGGACAGCCCAAGACTTCGGGGGCGAATCGCCGAGCCCGCGTCCCGCGACTCATCTAACACGATTTATCGGAAAGCGTTCCGAGGCGGCTACGTGCAGATCGGTGGAGCCAACTCAGCGGCGAGCCTTTCGGGACGGCCGGTCCGGGTGGTCCTGTTGGATGACGTTGACCGTTATCCGCGGAGCGCGGGAACGGAAGGCAACCCGATCCGGCTGGCTATCGCACGCACCAGCGCATTCTGGAACCGCAAGATCGTTATCGTGTCGAGCCCCGGTATCGCTGGCATCAGCCACATCGAGCGCGAGATGAAGATGAGCACGCAGGAACACTGGTACTTGCCCTGCACGCACTGTAACGAGTTCCAGATCTTGAACTGGGACCGGATCAGGTTCAGCGATCTTTGCCACCGTTGCGTGGCCTGTAACCACTTTGCCGAGAAATACGTCTGGCTAGCGATGAGCGCCTACGGCGAATGGCGTCCGCATCGCCCGATCGATTCACGTAACCGGACGGTCAAGACCCGAGGCTTTTTCTTAAGCGGGCTGTACTCGCCCTGGATCGAGTGGGAAGAGCTGGTCGAAGAATTTGTGAGCGCAGCGCAAGCCAACGAGGAGGGCGACATCGAGCCCTTGAAAGCTTTCCGGAACACGCGGCTGGGCATCCTGCATGAGGACAAGGGCCAGAAGGTCGAGGTCGATCTCTATGCCGAGCGCCGGGAAGTGTACGACGCCGAGGTGCCGGACGGCGTGCTGGTGTTGACCGCAGCCGTAGACGTTGGCGACAACCAGCTCAACTATGAGGTGGTCGGCTGGGGTCGGGGCAGAGAATCGTGGGGGATCGAGTACGGGATTCTGGACGGCAACCCACGCGAGCCCGAGGTCTGGGAGCTGCTCGACGTTGCCGTGTTCAAGCGCTTGTTCGTTTGCGCGGACCAAAAAAAGATGCGGGTGCGCCGGATGCCGGTCGATTCCAACTTCGCGTCCGATCACGTCTATGCTTACACCAAACCGCGCCAGCCCCGCGCCATCTCGGTTCGTGGCGAGGGCGGGATGGGCAAACCGCTGATCAAGTCAGCCGGGATCTTGACCAAGAGCAACCGTGCGCACCTGATTACGTTGGGGGTTGATACCGGCAAAGAAGAAATCATCAGGCGCCTGATGGTCGCCAAGCCAGGACCTGGCTACTGCCATTTCCCAGCCTTAGCCAACGGCGAACCGGCGCGGGGGTACGACGAGGAATACTTCCGAGGCCTGACTGCCGAGCAGCGGATTGTGAAATCAAGGCACGGGTTTCGTACCTACATCTGGATCAAGCGCCTCTCCCAGCGCAACGAGCCGTTCGATCTGCGGGTGTACAATCTGGCAGCGTTGAGCCTGCCGTGGACCGGTATCCGGCTCGATCAGATGGCACGCGACATTTACTCTGAGGCCGAAGCCGCCCGGACGGGTGAGGTCGTGCAACCGTCGCCTTACGGCGCTCAAGGCTCGGTATTCACCACGCCAGCAGCGACGCCACCGCCCTCCTCATCGCCACCGCCTGCTCGGCCTAGAGGCTTCGGAGCGATCAACCGGCCGGTTTCGTGATGCGACTGGGGGTCGGCGGTGGGGGCTTCTGAACCGGGTTACGGTTTCGGGGCCTGCCCCGTGTCATCTGACGCGAGGTACGGCCCGGTTGCGAATTGCGCTTTGGGTTGTTCATCGAAAAATCCCGGGTGCTCATTCTTCCAGCGCTCGACTACCCAGTCGAACATCCGGGGCACGTGCACGTCGGCACAACCGATCAGATATCGGAGGTGATCTAGAGGCTCACTGCATCAAACGAAGCATTGAACGAACTTGGGCAAGCCTTATGGGGCTTGCCCAAGTCGATGATAATGAAATATAAACCCACCCACAGTTACAATCGGATCTGGTTCGCGTCAAACCAGGCTGGCATAAAAAGCCGATCATCTTGCATTGGGTGCTGGAGTTTTAATTACTCTAGTGATCGGAAATAAGTTTAGACTGCGCAAAGACTGGCCACTGTGTTTCCAAAGGCCGTGCCAAGTCGAGCTGATACTCGGTGCGTGTCGAAGGGGAGCAGGCCCTTTAAATTGAGCTAAGGTACAACTTGACGACACTCGCTCGCACGAAGCAGCTTTGTAGCGTAAGTACAATGAAGCTTTGTGGCGTATTACAAAGCAGTTCGCGTTGTCCGTCTTGGACGGAGTGGGCCTGAGCCCAAAACTACATACCCCCAGCATCATGAAACATAAACCAAAAATACTCAGTTGCGGTCTGTCCCTTGTGACAGCCCTGGCGGCTTCTGCTGCTATTCTGTCCGCAATCTACCCGGCACGGGCGGCGGACAAGAGACCCAACATCGTAATGTTAATGACCGACGACACCGGATGGAACGATTTCGGTTGCTATTCGGGTGGAGGCGCCGGCCTCGGGCATCCGACACCGAATGTCGATCGCATCGCCAAGGAGGGTGCCGTCTTCACCTGCTGGTACGGCCAGGCAAGCTGCACCGCCGGCCGTGCCTCGTTCATGACGGGGCGTATTCCGATCCGTTCGGCGCTCTCGATCGTGGTTGCCCCGGGCGACGAAAACCGCCTTCGGAAGGAGACACCGACGATCGCCGAATTCTTCCAAAAAAACGGCTACACGACCTACTTCTCGGGCAAATGGCATCTTGGCGACAAGCCCGATGCCTATCCGATTGAGCATGGCTTCGACGAGATGAAACATTTTGCCGCCTACTATGCGGGCGTCTATTCCTACAACGACACCTCTAAGTGGTTTCATCCCTGGTTCCCCTCATACAACCCGGAATACAATAAGATGTACGACGACATCGTGAACCTGGGCGAGTGGGAAGGAACCGCCGGTCAGCCTGCCAAGATGGTTGGCACAATCACCTACGACACGCTTGCGGACTTTGACATTCGCCAGACTGACTCGGCGGTCGCCTACATCAAGGACCACGCGAAGAGCGCTAAGCCGTTCTTCTTGGATATCAACTTCATTAAGATGCACAACCCGACCAATGCGGCGCCGGCATTCAGAGGCAGATCACACCTCGGCGACTACTCGGATTCCCTCATGGAAATGGATGCCGACATTGGTAAGATCATGGATACCATCCGTGCGGAGGCACCCGATACGATCGTTATCGTGACGGCCGACAACGGCGCCTGGCTGGATGCCTATCCCGATGCCGGAACCATACCGTTCCGCGGTGAAAAGGGATCCCCGTTCGAAGGAGGCTGGCGCTGCCCGGGGATCATGTGGTGGCCAAATCACATCCCGGCTGGCGTGACGTACTACGAAATGATGTCCCACATTGACTGCTGGGCGACGCTTGCCGCGATGGTCGGTCTGACACCGCCGCCCCACGATTGGGTCGGCAACGATGGCAAGGGGATCTACTTCGACAGCATCGACAACAGCGCCTACATCCTGGGGCAGGCACAACACTCGGCGCGCAATGGGTGGATTTATATCGATGGTGAGAACTTCAACGGCGCACGAGCCGACATCGGCGGGGATCCAAAGGAACCCTGGGTGCACATAGCCTGGAAATACCTCTTGACGGCAAAGGACTCCTGGCTCGGCTCAGAAGCGAACCTGGGCTCAATTGGCGCCCTGTACAACCTGACCATGGACCCGTACGAGAAGTACGACATGGTCTTCAATGGGGCCGCACCCTACCGCGTGCTGAGCGCTTCGCCCGGGAAGTACGCGGGTGAGGACAACGGTTGGGTACTGTCGCTGATCTACCCGGTTATTATCGACTTCGACAAGTCGATCATCAAGTATCCGAGCATCATGCGCTATGTTGGTGGTGCGTCGACCGACCTGGTTCCGAACTTGCAACACCCGGATAACCCGGTGCCGTTGCTGAAGGACCAGATCGACCGTATCCATATCGGTGGTGGCGGCGGCTAGTCGCGGCTCCAACCACAGGACGAAGGGGCGTACGGGAATCGTACGCCCCTCATCCCACCCCCACAAATCGTGATAACGGATTGTAATCCCAAAATATCGCAGACAAGGATCCTCGTTGTGATTGGGTTGGTCGCTGCGTTGTTGACAGGCAGCGTCGCGACTGCGCTTGCCGGGTCCCCGCCGCCGACCAGCGTTCCGACAGAGAACAGCGTCAAGACCCTTGCGCTTGAATGGTTTGCCAAGATGCGAACGGGTCAGATCGATCGTACGCAATTGGCCGCCGACTACAGTGCGCAGCTGACGGATGACGCGGTGCAGGCGATGTCGCAGTACCTCAAGAAGTACGATTACGGCGCGTCGCCCTCGGGTGCTCAAGTTCTGCAGACCCGCACGATCGGGGAGCAGACATTCTACGTGGTGAAGCTTGTCTTTCCGCGCGGCGATGCAGCCAGCCTTCTGTTGGGCTTCAACGCGGAGGGAAAGATTACCGGCATCAATCTCATGAGTATGGCGGGAGACTGAACGCAAACAGCCCGATTATCAGGTCTAACCGAGAAGAGTTCCATTCGCGCCCCTCGGAAAACCCCGCTTTTTGGACTCGAATGATTCCGTCCGGCAAGCGTCCTGTCTGCTGGCTCACCCTGGAAATCCCTACGGATTCCCTGGCCGTTGAGGTAAACGCGACACCCGGCGAGATGATCGTACTCGGGGCTGTAAGCTGGCGCGATGTTCATTGTTTCTCCGGCTCCTCAGTGGGACGCAGCTCTGAAAGCACAAAGGGTTCGGGTCGGTACCAGCCGTCCTTGAGGAACTGTACTACGGCCCGGTCAATCTCTGCGCGGAACGCGATAAGCATACCCGTCCGTCCATCGGGCACCCGGACAGATTGCCCGAGGTGCTTCGCCATCGGATGCAACGAATCTACGGGGCTTCAGCATTTGTACTGCGGTTGTACTGCAGTTGCATTGCAGGGGAGGGATTCGAACTCTCGATTTCTACGTTATGAGCGTAGTGACTTAGGCCTCTTGTCTACCCTGCCGTAAAAGGATAGCTCACGATCAACGATCCCGCCGATCAATTCTTCGCACAAAATCGTGGCGGCGATCCGGGTTCGGTAGATGCCGCTCACGGCTTCCCGGCGAGCCAGTTCGTTATAGATCGGGCGCGGGATCGAGAACTCAAGGCGGACAGAATCGCACGGTTTGTGACCTGCCCCCTGGCGTTTGCCACCGTGTTTCACCTCGGGAAACTTGATTAGCACGCTTTTTTTCATGTCACTAGAAAATTCTACGGGTGGTGTGGTTCTTTTTATACATGCTACCAGCCAACCCGTGTGACCCGGCTAACCCGTGTCCGTGCGGACCGATTGGCGACGATGGCGGTTTCGAGCCGTGGACCTGCGAATGGGCTCGGTACAATCTGCGGTTGGCCGCTGCTGCCGAGTCTCAACTGAGCATGGCCTACTGGCGCAGCTATCAGACCGGCACACGCAACATCGCCTACAAGGCATGGCAGGACTCCAAAGACGCTTTTGAGATGTGGACCCGGCGCGTTTGGCTGCTCTGCCCCAACTCTCTCCCGATGCCGCCCGCCGAGCTGCTGGGCAGCGACATGATGGTCCGTGCCGTCTTACGCGATGTCTAGCCGAATTCCAGAGCAGTTTGCCAAAGGCACCATCTTAAGTTCGGATGGCGGCGTCCTGATCGACGGACGGGCCAAGCCGGTCTGGGCCACCGGCTATTCGAATTACGGCGCGAACCAGACCAAGAACTCGATGATCGGCTGGCTCTGGCGCGGCGGCGATGCCGATACCGACATCGGGGAAAACATCCAGGTTTTGCGCGAACGCTCGCGGGACGCCTTCATGGGTATCCCGTTCGGAGCCGCCGCCATCGAAACCCTCGATACCGCCGTGATCGGCGAAGGGCTGATTCCAGCGCCGAGCGTAGACGGCGAGCTGCTGGGCATGAGCGCCGATGAGACATCCGCCTTGAATCAGGAGATCGGGACCAAGTTTGACTGGTGGGCGGGCGACCCCCGCGAGAGCGATTTCGAGGGACGGCTTTCCTTCTACGAGCAACAGAGCTTGGCGTTGCAGACCATGCTGCTAAGTGGCGATACTCCGACACTGCTTCCGCTGCGGCCACGGGCCGGAACTCTTTTTGACTTGCGGATTCGCATCCTCGAAAGCGACCGGGTCCGCGACCCGTCCGCCTATTCCGGTTACGGCTACAACGGCAACGGCGGCTGGCTGAACGGCAACGGCTATGCGCCAGCCGGGATCTTTGAAGACCTTGACCTTTCCTTTGAGGACGAGGAGGCCTTGATCGAGGGACGCCATACCGTGTTCAACGGGGTTGAGATGAGCGAGGAGGGCGAGCTGATCGCCTACCATATCGCCAATCAGCATCCGCTTTCACGCATGGGCCGACAGACCACCCGGTTGGGCGGCTGGGGTCCGTATGAGACGGTGCGGGTCAAACCCTACGGCGAGGTGACCGGCAGGCGCAACATGCTGATGATGTTCCGCCCGTGGCGACCGGAGCAGCGGCGGGGCGTGCCGCTCCTGGCGATTGTGCTGGAACTTTTGAAACAGGGCGGGCGCTACATCGATTCCACCGTCGTGGCAGCGGTGATCCAATCCTATTTCACCGCCTTCATCACCAGCCAGTTTCCTAGCGCTGAGATCCTCGATTCGCTGCTGACCGAGCAGCAGAAGCGGGAGATCTTCGACATGAACCCTTACAACGTTCAGCTGGGGCCGGGGATCGTCAACCTCATGAAACCGGGCCACGGTTTGTCGTTTGCGAGCCCGACCCAACCGCCGACAACCTTCGAATCCTTCATCATTGCGATGGCCAAGATTCTGGGTGCCGCGCTGGGGATTCCCTACGAGGTGCTGCTCAAGCAGTTCACCGCTTCCTACTCGGCGAGCCGTGCCGCGATACTGGAGTTCTGGAAACGGGTGCGGAAGTATCGGGCGCTGATGATCGATCAGTGGTGCCAGCCGATCTACGAGGAGTGGCTGGCCGACGCTATCAGCCTGGGCCGCATCGAGCGGTTCCGGGGCGGCTGGGATGATCCCTACGTCCGCCGCGCCATGCTCGGCTGCGTCTGGACGGGCGCGAGCGCCGGGAGCCTTGACCCGAACCGCGAGGTGGTCGCCGCCGATCTGCGGGTCAAGTGCGGTTACTCCACCGTTGAGCGGGAGAGCTTTGAGATGAACGGGTCGAACTACCGGGACAACATCGCCCAGCAGGCCGTCGAACGGGATGAATTCGAGGAAGTCGATCTTTACTATCCGCCTTACCGCCCGAGCGGAGCCGGGGCCGGGATTGGAGGCGCACCCAGCGCCCAGCCGCAGACGACCCCGCCCAGCCGGGGCGCACCCGCCCCTAACGCACCGCCTCCGGTGCCCGGTGCCTACTTCAAGAGCAAGGCCTATCGCCGCGCCACGCTGGCCAGCGGCCTATCCGGAGTATTCATCCGATGAACGACGAGCCCTTCTACCAGTTCCGTGCGCAAGCCCAGGCCGAAGACCCGCCCGTGGTGGCCGAGCTACTCATCTATTCGCCTATTGGCGCGTTTGATGACATGGGCGAAACCGCCGCCCAGACCTTCGCCCGCGACCTTGCCAAGCTGCCCACAAGTGTCAAACGGCTGGACATCCATATCAATTCTCCTGGCGGTTCAGTCTCTGAGGCGCAAGCGATTTATTCGCGGCTGGCCGATCACCGGAGCGAAAAGGTGATTTACGTCGATGGCCTTGCGGCCAGCGCGGCTAGCCTGATCGCGATGGTCGGGCACAAGGTCTACATCCGGTCCAACGCCAACATGATGATTCATGCCCCGAGGGCAATCGCCATCGGCACAGCTGAAGAGATGGACCATACCGCAGGCACCCTGCGCACCATCGGCGAATCGATGATCAACGTCTATGCCAAGAAAACCGGCCTGCCCCGTGACGAGATTCGCGACCTGATGAACGCCGAGACTTGGTTCACCGCTGAGGATGCGGTCGAGAAAGGTTTTGCCGATGAGGTCCGTAGTGTGGTCAAGGCCACCGCCAGCGCCGATGGCCCTTTTTCAGCCGGACCCGGCAAGGTCATCTTTGACGGCGTGACTCACGATGTCAGTGCCTACCACAACGTCCCGGCGTTTCCTCCGGTGAAGAAACCCACAAAGAAAGCAACCATGACAACCGCAGCGACAGCATCAGCAGCGCCGGTGGATCAGCCTGAACCTCCACCGGAACCTCCCAAACCAGCTAAACCGCAACCGCAGCCGCAGCCGCCTCCCGCGCCACCCGAACCCAAGCCGCCTGCCAACGAGTTCGAGCGCGGCGTGGCTGCAGAGCGCAAGCGCGTGACGGCGCTGGCCAAATTCCTGCACCCGCTCACCACTGAGATCGTGGCCGAAGCGATTCAGGACGGATCGAGCGTTGAGGACATTGTCGCCCAGTGCTGGGAAGTAATGGACGAGAACGCGGGCCAGCAAGCCGCACGCATGGCCGATGCCCAGGCGCTTAACGCGGTGCGGGCTACCAACGCCCCGACAGGCTCCAAGGGGAGCATTCACGGCGTCAAGCGCGAGGAGTTCGGGGCCATGCTTAAAGCCAAGGCGCAAGCCAGGGCGGGCCGGTTCAACGGGATGCGGAAGGCAACGACAAATTGAGTCTTTGACTCAAAAGCTCAAAAAGCAGGAGAGAACTTATGATCATTGGCGAAACGAAACCGTGGACCCCGATCCTGGCTGACGATGCCCATCCATACGTGATGGAGCACTGGTCGTTCATCGACGGAGCCCAGACCATCGAGCAGATGCGGATCGGCTTTCTGGTCAAGATGAACGCTGACTTTACCGGCGTGGAACCGGCGACCGCCGCAGACGACGCCGAGCTTTACGGGGTGATCGTGCGCGACCCGTGGTTCGAGGAAAAGAGCTGCACGATTGCCGTGCACGGCGCGATGGCGCTCGAGCACGTCCACTATGCCGATGCCGTACCCGGCGTGGAACCGCCCCAGCTTTCACCGGCTGCGCGGCTGCGCCTGCGCGAGATCGGCATCTTCCTGCGCAAAACCATCGACCCGTAACCGGAGGGCCCCTAAGACAAGGGATTTTTTTTTATGCCGACTCAAGTCAATCCGCTCTATACCGAGTACCCGCACCCGAACATCTACGATGTGCGGACGCTGCTGGAGCCCTTCGACGAAGGCCCGCTGATCCACACCTTTCTGCGGGACACGTTTTTCCAAGACCGCCGCTTTCCTCCGACCGCTTTGGTGGAGTTTGATTTCCGGCGCGGGCGCAGACAGATGGCCCCGTTCGTTGCTCCGCTCATCGGGGGAAAAGCGATGGAGCGCAAAGGATGGGAAACAAGGTTTTATCAGGCACCCCGCGTGGCCCCGGTCCGCAACCTGCGGGCCATCGAGGCCGAGATGCGGATGATGGGTGAATCGATCTATTCGGGCCGTACCGCCGCTGACCGTGCCGCCGAGCTGATGGCCGAGGACGCCGTGTTCTGTGACGAAGCGATCAGCCGCCGCGAGGAATGGATGTGCCGTGAGGTCATGATCAACGGCGCAATCATCGTGACCGCCGATGACGGTTACCGGATGGTCATCAACTACATGGAGAGCGCGGCTGGCCCGGTCACTAACCGGGAGACGCCCGCCATCCAGTGGAACCAGCCCAACAGTGACCCGATGCTCGACATCGAGACGGCACGGCTCAATATGGTCCGCCTTTCCGGGGTCAACCCCAACGTGGCGCTTTTCGGTACCGAGGCCGCGAACGTGTTCACCCGCAACCAGAAGGTCTACGACCTGCTCAACAATCGCCGGTTCGAGATGGGCACCCTGATCCCGCAGATCGTCGATCCGGCCGTGACCATCTTCGGACAGCTACCCGGCCTGCAGCTCTACACCTATGCTGAGTGGTTTGAGGACGACGTGGGGAACCTCTTTCCCATGCTGCCCGCTAACTTGGTCCTGTTGGCTTCGACCACGATCCAGAACCGGATCATCTACGGCGCATACACCCAACTGGAGGACGAGCGCACCGGGCGCTTCGTGACCTACACCCAGGCCCGTGTGCCGTTTGTCTACGGCGATGAGGAGCACAACCATATGTTCTACCGGCTGACCTCGTTGCCGCTGCCGATGCCCTTTGACGTTCTGGGCTTCCGCATCATCGAGCCGCTCGGGCCGGTTGACACTACCAATCAGGTGCCGGTCTTCACCCCGCCGCCTCCGGACGGCAACGTGATTCGGCGCACCGAGTATCCCTACAACGCGCCCTCGACCGAGCAGCAAACCTACAAGGAGTTTCAGGAAGACATCGTCAGGAGCGACAAGCCAGCCGACACCGGAGGCCAGAAGGCCGCAGTTCCGCAGGCCGGTGGAGGCGGTGGCACTGAACATCATCGCTCGAGGAGACACGAACAGCCGCCGCCTAGCGCATGATCCCTGCCTTCAAACTGGCCCTGCGGCGGGATACCGCCGTTCACGTCAATCCCCGCGAGATGGGGGAGTGTCGGGAGTTTCGCATCGCGGACGGCGCCAGCGGCTTTGCTGTTTTCTACGCCCCGTGCGTCTGGGACCGGGAAGCCGCCAAGCAGATGCCCGTGGTCAAGAACATGGGCGTCTTTCAGGGCGACGTGGTCTGCTATATCCAGGCGTGGCTTTTGCCCCGGATGCCGGTCGCGGGCGAGCTGATTTATTCGCCCGCCAACAGTCCATACGAGGTCATCTCCTGCACGGACGAGGAGGGGATTTATGTGATGAACCTTTTCGGCACCCGGTCGCATCCGGCCCGCTACGGGAAGAACTAATGATCGGAATCCAGGTCAACGCAACGCAGCTGGCCCGCCTGACCAAGGCCATCGGGCACATTAAAGACGGTGTGCCCAAGGCGGTGCGGCCTGCGGTCTGGCGGGCGCTGGAATTGGGGCGCACGGAGATCAAGCGCGAGGTGCGCAAGGCCTACGTGGTCAAGGCGGGCCTGATCAATGTGCGGCTGCAGATGGAGGGCATGAACGGCACGGCGTCCGTCGAGCATCCCGGTATGCTCAAGCTTTACGATATGAAGCTGAACCCCAAGGGGGTGCAGACCCGCAAGCAGAAGAAGCCCGTCTTCGCGCAGGTCAAGGTCGGCGGTGGCGGCACAATGCCGGGGGCGTTCGTCGCCCAGATGCAGTCGGGCCACGTCGGGGTCTTTATCCGGCAAGCCGGGGCGGGCCGGAACCCGATCAACGAGCTGCACACGATTTCTCCTCCGATCATGGCGAGCCAGCCCGCGGTCGGGCCTGCCGTCAACAAGCGGATGGGGGACGTGCTGGACAAGCGGATGGACCACGAACTCAGGAGGGTGCTGGCAAGCGCATGAACGTGCGAGGCGCATACTTTCTGGAGGTAGCCCTGGTCAAATTTATCCGGGGGCTGCTCCGCAACCTGCGGATGGATAACCCCACGCTGAACCTGGGCCAGCCCGACGAGGTGAGCTTCGACCCGCAGGAGCGGGCGCAATCCCTTTACCTGAAAGCCCCGCCGAGGGTCGAACGCGGCATGATCCCGCGTACCGTGACCGGCGAGATCGACCTGGACAAGCTTTCGCCTGACGCGCCCGCCGTCGTGGTCCAGGCGGTTAGCGGGGTGATCCACAAGACGCCCGAGCTGGCGACGACCGACAACCAGTCCCAGTGCACCGTGCGCCTGATGTTCAACGTCTACGACGAGTCGCCCGAAGGCCACGGGCTGCATGATCTTTTGATCCTGACCGAGATGGTCGGCTACGAGCTGGCGGCAAGCGGGCAGGACGCAATCGCCCGCTCCTTCCCGATTATCCTGCCCGTCAACTGGAAGCTGATCGAGGCCGCGACCTTCCCGCATTATCTGGCCGAGATGACGACCAACTGGTCTATGCAGGTGGCCGCGCCCCGCATCACCAACAACGGCCTGCCCGAAGGTTATCAGGTCTTCGAGGGGCGGCACCCGGCAAGGAGAACATGATGAACGTGAACATCTTTCTGGCGCACACCACCCACGGTCAGGCTCGAGGCTTCACTGAGATGGATGTCGCGCCCACGGTCGAGTGCGAGGAGAAACTGCTGGAGCTTTACGGTGAGCGATACCGGCCCGGCTGGGGAGTCATCAACCCTTACTATCACTGGCGCGAGAACGGCCCGACAGCGGTGGCCTGGCGCTGGAGCCGCAGGCTTATCCAGCGCGTTAACCGGCTGGAGGCGCGACTCGAGGAGCTGGAGGAATCATTGAAGCCGGAAGAGGAGGCACAAGCATGAGCGAGCAAGAAGAGAAGATCGAGAGAATCAAAAGCAAGTTTGTCGGCCAGACCCAGTACCTCGGGCCGAATATCCCGCATATCGGGCTGCAGTTCGGCACCATTTTCAAGAACGGGATTTATCCGGGGTTCGCTGCGGCCATCGCCGAATGCCCGTCCATCGGCGAGCTATTCGTGGCGGTCGGCAAGAGCGCCGAGGTACAGCGTCAGCTGGATTTCGACATCGCCCGGAACCGGCGCGGCACGACCGGCAAGTTCAACGCTTTCTATACCGAGATCGAGAAGTGGCTGGAGAAGGTTCGGCCTGGAGCCAGGGAATCCGTGACCGTCCGGCAGCTCGGCACCCGTTTCGACCGTTACCCGGTCACCAACTAGAGAAGGAACATCTATGCCATACCTTGGTCCTTTCCCGCACGGCGTCAGCTGGAGCGACGTGCCGACTTCCATCCTCGCGCCCCGCAGGGCCGACGTTGGCCTCAACGTCGTGTTCGGCGCTGCGCCTCTGCACCTCCGCAAGAACGGTCGCGATTTCGTCAACAAGGCGCGGCTGTACAACAATTATCCCGAGGCCGTCAGGGAACTGGGCTACTCGGATGACTGGGAGAAGTACACGATCTGCGAGCACATGGATTCGCTCTTCGTCCAGTTCGCCATGTTCCCGGTGGTCTACATCCCGGTCTGGGACCCGCAGGAGAATTCGACCGTAATGCCCGCGACCGAGTTCACCCTGGTTGACGGCGAGGTCGATACTCAGAAGGAGCTGCTGGCCTGGACGGTCCAGGTCAGGGCGATGGAATCTGCCCCGCAGGCCCTGGAGGAAGGCGTGGACTACACCCTTTCGTTGTCCAAGGCTGGCACCTGGGTCATTACCCGGCTTTCCACCGGGCTGATCCCATCCGACACCTCTTCGATCTGGGTGAGCGGCAGGGAACCACACGCCGAGCTGATGACGAGCGCCGACGTGATCGGTGGGATCGACATCAACACGGGCGAGCGCACCGGCCTGGAGGTCATCGAGGAAGTGTTCCCGATCCACCGCAAAGTGCCGGGGATTATCGTCATCCCGAAGTTCGACAAGGATCCCATTGTGGCTTCCGTCGCCAACGCCAAGAGCGAGAACATCAACGGCTGCTTTGCCTGCACCTGTCTGGTATCCATCGATACCGACGTGGCGAAGGTGGCCCAGGACGCCCCGCTCTTTAAGAACCGCAACAACATGGTCTTCCCGCGCCAGACCTGTCTGTTCGGCAAACCTGCGCTGCTGGGCCAGACGCAGCGCAAAGTCTACAACTTCTGCTCGCAGCAAGGCCCGCTGATGCAGCACACCGACGTATGGCGCGGACGGTCCATCCCGTACTTCAGCCCGTCGAACAAGAACCTGCGGATGAACGCGCTCCTGCGTGAAGACGGCGAGGAAATCAACCTGAACCTCTTCGACGCCAATTACCTCAACTCGCACGGGATCGTGACCGCGATCAACTGGATCGGCGGCTGGAAAAGCTGGGGCAACCGCACGGCCTGTTTCCCCGATGTGACCGACGTGAAGGACATGTTCATCCCGGTCAGGCGCACCTTTGATTTTGTCGGCAACACCATCGTGCTGACCATCTGGCAGAAGGTTGACGATCCCGGCAACCGCCGCCTGATCGATTCGATTGTCACCTCGATCCAGCTGTGGCTGGACGGCATCCAGAACGAGGGGGCGCTTTTAGGTGCGCGGATCGAGTTCCTGCACTCGGAGAACCCGGCAACCGAGCTGCTCAATGGCCACTATGTTTTCCACGTTTTCATCGCCGTTCCCACGCCGGCTGAGTGGCTTGAGTTCAGGATCGAATACTGGATTCCGTACTTGAACGCTCTCTTCGAGGAACCGGTGGAGGAGGCGATTGCCGCATAAGAGGAGGCCACCATGCCCAGAATCCCCAACCACGTTACCAACTACAATATCTTTCAGGGTCCCGGTCGCCGCCTGATCGGGCTGGCCGATGTCACCCTGCCGACCCTTGCCAACATCACCGATGCCGTGCGCGGAGCTGGGGTCTTCGGCGAGATCGACATGCCGGTCCAGTGCCATTTCGCGCCCGCCTCCGTCACCCTCAACTGGCACACGCCGGTCGAGGACGCGGTGGCCGCGACCTTTCAGGACAAGACCACCCTGGATGCCTGGGCCGCGCTTCAGTATGACGACACGGGCGACAACTCGATTATCCATGTCGGCTGGCGCTACATCATGCACTGCGCCCCGAAATCCTTCGCTCTGGGCACCCTTGGGGTCGGGGTCAAAGGCGCGGCGGTCACCGAGTTCGAGCTGATCGGCATCCGCATCCTGCGCGATGACCAGATCATGCTGGAGGTGCACAAGGAGAACGCCGTCTGCCGGTGGTGGGATGGCAACGCCGTCCGCGATGTGGGTGGCCGTATCCGGCAGCTGATCGGGATGTAAGCATGGCTAATCTCCCCTGGACCGACGACCCGAGGATTGCCTCCCAGTCCATCTTGGACCGGCATTTCCAGTATCTGGTTTTTTATCCGGCTCACGGACAGCTCATCAACTTTGAGGCGGTGGCCTACAAGCCGTCGCCCGCTTCCGGTGGGCTGGGAGCCTTCGCCTATTCCCTCGGCGCATTTAACAACCTCAACCTCGCCCAGCGGGCGTGCCAGGACGATTACGACCAGCACGGGCCGGATATACCGGAAGGGTCGCAACCCTGGCCTCCGATGTCGATCGAACAAAAAGCTTATGCAGCAGGACAACGCAGTAGCTGAACTTGAAGTAGTCAAGAAGGAAGCCCCGCCGCAGGAGTACCGGGATCTGAAGATCGATCCGCCGATGCTTCCGCTGCGGGTGACCTTTGACCCGCCCATCGACTATGACGGGCAAACGTACAAGACGGTTATCCTCGATTTCGAGAAGATGAACGGGAAGGATTTCGACCGGCTCGACCGTGATTTCACCCGGCTCTACAAGGCCGACAAAAACGAGGGCTACCCATTGCCCGAAACGAAGCATCTTTATTACAAGCTGGTGATGGCCCATTTGTCCGATGCTCCGCTGGGCCTCTTCATGAAGATGCCCCGGCGCTATTACGTCAAGTTACGGCTCGAAGTGGTAAAAGCCTGTGGCAGCTCGTCGGAAGAGGAGAATCCGTAACCGGGGCGCTCCGGGGCGTGGTCCTGCGGATGGCCCGTTCGAGCGGAGGCGGAATAGACTTCTGGATGGAGCTGCCGGTACGAACCCTGGCGCTCTGGGCAATTGAACTCTCCGAACAACTTGAGGAAGAGCGTGAGGCGTTGGAGGCCGAGCAGGAACGTGTTCGGCGGCAGGCCCATGCACACTGACACCTATGGCTTCGCAGAGAAATTACCGGGCGGAATTCTGGATCGGGGCGCGGCTCCTCGGTTCGTTCCGTGGCGTCATGGCCCAGGCCCAGGCTGGCCTGACCCGGCTGCGGACGGGCGCGATGGCGGTCGGGCGCGGCATCATGGGGATGGTCGGGCGTTTCGGCGCGTTGACCGGGGCGCTGGCTGCGTTCGGCGCGGCCAACGTGCTGGGCCGGATGTTCGCCGATGCGCGGGACCGGGCCGAGCAATCGCTGCAGGTTACCCGGCAGATTGAGGGGGCGCTACTCTCTCAATCCCAGGTCGCCAAACAAGGCCCGAGGTATGCCGCCCAGCTGACGGAGGAGCTGAAAGCTCAAGGAGCGGCTCTCTCCGAGCAGGGCATTTATTCGCGAGGCGTCTATAACAACATGATCGCCTCGCTGGCGACGACCAAGGTCACGCCCGCCGCGATCAAGCAGACCCTGCCGATCCTTAACGATGTCCTGGCGACCTTTAAGGGTACGCGGGCGACGACCGAGGATGCCCAGAAACTGGCCACCGCCTGGGGCCGGGCTTTGCGCGGAGGCCCCGTCCGGGGGCTGGCTGAGTACGGAATCCTAATCGACAAGACCAACGCCAAGGAGTGGAAGGCGCTCAAGATGCCCGCTCAGCGCCAGAAATACCTGACCGATATGGTCCGGAATTACGCGGGCAACATGGAGCGGCTGGCCAAGACCGACGAGGGCAAGGTCGCGGTCATGAACCGCAACATCGCCGATTTCGCCTCCACCCTTTCCCGCGACATGCTGCCGGTCCAGGCCAAGATGGCCGAGTTCTGGAACGAGGTGATCCCGGCCCTGCAGCCTATCGCCAAGGATGTGTTCCGGGGGATCGCCGGGGCGATGGGCGACATGGCCGGATTTGCCAGAACCGCCGTGGTGCCGATGCTCAATGACGTTTCCAAGTGGTTTAAGGGACCGGGCGCGGAGGCGTTCGCGGGTTTGTCGAAGGCCTGGAGCGAGATGTCGGCTAAGGTCGGCCCCGAGTTCCAGAAAGCTTTCGAGGGAATCTTCGGGGCGGGCAAGGATTTGAAGAGCGTAATCAGCGACGCATTGGTCGCGACCATTAACGCGCTGGCAGCGGCCCTTAAATGGGTCGGCGATAAAGCCAGCTGGCTGGTGCCGACCCTGGTTTCGCTGGCGGCGGCGTTCGGCGTTATTTCCGCGGCAGTCGCGATCTTCAATGCCGGGATGGCGGTGCTGGCCCTGGTCATGAGTCCGCTGACCTTGGTTACGGTCGGGATCGCCGCGCTCATCGCCGGTATCGTGCTCCTGATCCAGAACTGGGAAGCGGTCAGCAAGGCCACCCTGGAATTTTGGAACACCCTCAAGGCGATGCCGGTCATCGGGCCGATGCTGCAAGACATCGAGAACGCGGTCAAAGGGATGCTGCCCGTATTTCAGGAGGCCTGGAAAGGACTGGAGCAGGTCTTCAAGTCCAAGTCTATCGAGGAGGCCTGGGCCAAGCTGAAGGAGGTGCCGGTCATCGGGCCTGAACTGCAGGCGGTCGAGAGAGGGTTTAACGACCTGATGACGCGGGCCAGAGAGTCCATCCGGGTGATCGGGGAAACCTGGGGCAAGCTCAAGGAGGTGCCGGTCATCGACCCCGTCCTGAAAGGCCTGGAAGACGATTTCAGAAATACGGTTACCAATATCGGCCCGATCATGCAGGGGCTCTGGGCCGCGATGAAGACCGAGAACATCGAGCAGCTGTGGGCCGCGCTCAAGGATGTGCCGGTCCTGGGTCCGAAGCTTCAGGCCATACAGGACGCTTTCCAGGGGGTTTTCACCGGGGCGATGGATCAGCTCACCGCGCTCTGGAACGCGCTTCAGAACGTGCCGGTAATCGGTCCTTCCCTTCAGGCTATCGGTTCGGCGCTCACCAGCGCGATGGCCGACCCTATCGGTACTATTCGGCAAGCCTGGGATGGGCTGACCGGGGCGTTTACTGCCGGGGCAACCACTATCGGGTCCGCACTGACCACTATCGACCAAGCGATCCGGGGCGCGTTCCTGGCCGCAATCGAGGCGGTCAAGCGAGCTTGGGACGGTCTGGTTGGGGCGATCTCCTCTTTCAGGATGCCTGACCTGATCGGCGGGGCCAAGTCAGCGTGGGAAGGAGTGAAGAGCCGGTTTGGCGGCGGTCAGCCAGCCTCATCCCAGTTTGGCCGCATTGCTTCGACCCCGATGCTTTCCACCCTGGCCGAACGCGGTCCCGAGGCGGTAATTCCGCTGCGGAGCGGTCCGCGTTCCGAGGGGCTGCTTTCCTATGCCGCCAAGGCTATCGGCGGGGGAGGAACGGTGGGCGCGGCCCGCAATCTGGGGCAGGCCATGCAAAAGCTTTCCACCATGAATTTCGCGCCCAACATCACGATCAACGGCAACGCCGACATGAACGTGATCGACGCGCTGCAGAATCGGCTGGCGTCAATGGCCGAAGAGTTCCTTTCCCAGATGAACGCCGCGCAGGATCAGGAAAGGAGGCTGAGCTTCGAGGCTTAAATGGGTGACCGCTCCTACATCACGACCCAGGGGGATTACTTCGACGTGATCGCGCTCAAGATGTACGGGATGCGCCGAGGCCGGGAGCTTTTGTGCAACCGGCTGATGGAGGCCGACTGGGCGTTGCGCAACGTGATGATTTTTTCTGCCGGGATCAAGCTGCGGATTCCCGATGTCGATCCGGTCGAGGAGGTTCAGCTGGTGCCCTGGAAACGGGCGCGGCTGGAACTGGTGCCGGGGCAGAGCGTGATCGGAGCCGAGCCTGTGCCGACCAGGGCCACCCGCTGGTACACGGGCTGGATGGACCCAGGCTGGCCGTTTGACGTGCAGATCGGCGACTTCTTCCTCAACTCGATCTCTGGCGACGTGTTCCGGTATGAGAACTGAGTTTATCGGCAACATCAAAGGCCCGAAGGGCGACCCTGGTTTGCCGGGGTTACCCGGAGAGGTCGGCCCGCAGGGCGTCCCGGGTGAGCAGGGGATTCAGGGGATTCCCGGTGAGCGCGGCCCGATCGGTCCTCCCGGTGAGCAGGGCCGAACGGGCGATCCAGGGATTGCCGGTGAGCGCGGCGAGAAAGGCGACAAGGGCGATCCCGGCGACCAGGGTTTACCCGGTTTGCCTGGGGCGGCTGGGCCTCCCGGCCAGCAGGGCGAGCAGGGCGAACCGGGTCACGGCCTGCGGTTTCTGGGTACGGTGCCGACCGAGGGCGATCTGCCGACCGCGGACTTGCAGGTAGGCGACGCTTATACCGTGGATGATACCGGGGATTCCTTCAGCTGGGACGGCGAGGCCTGGATGTTCATCGGCCACATGCGCGGCCCGCAGGGATTGACCGGGGCTCGCGGGCCGGAAGGGCCGACCGAGATCAGCGCCGACCCTTTTAACGCGGCGAGGCTTGGTACCGATGGCCTTTTGTATGTCCCGGTTCTGGGTGTCCCGACCGGGGCGATTCTGCCGTTTGCCGGTCAGCAGACCGCCCTGCCCGAGTATTTCCTGTTCTGCAATGGGGCCAGCTACCCGCGTGACGAGTTTCCCGAGCTGTCGCAGGTGCTGGGTTCGACCTGGGGCGGCGACGAAACCCACTTCAATGTGCCGGATCTCCGAGGGCGCACCCTCCTGGGGGCAAGCACGGGTGCAGGGGCAGGCTTGACTGCCAGGGCGCTGGGCGCGACGGGCGGGGCGGAATCTGTGGTGCTCTCCGCAGGTCAGATGCCCTGGCACTGGCACACGGTCAACAGCCACACGCACGGCTACGATTTCAATCACACCCACGCTATCGGGTTAAACAACCACAACCACGGCGACCCAGGCCACGGACACGGCGATCCCGGTCACGCGCACGGGGTTAACGACGGCCATCACGCCCACACGCTGGGAACCTATTTCGGCTATGTGCCGGGAGGTAACGGCGGCTGGATGGCGCAGGACGCGCAGATGTGGGGGAACGCCAACTGGGCCGGGGTCAACTCCACGCACGGCGCTGGTACCGGTCTGCACGCTGCCGGGACCGGGCGTTGGGATGCCGGGAATTTCGGGGGCTGGACCAACTGGGTGAGCGATCAGAATCCCAACTGGCACCTCCGAAGTACGGACGCGCAATCGCCGGGAACCAATGCGCAGGGCAACAACGAGGCGCACGACAACATGCCGCCGTGGGCGGGAGTTACCTTTATCATCAGAACATGAGCATCGAATGGAAACAGACGGAGGAGTTTTACGCCAATCAGGATGGGTACTTCATCCGGGTCGGCCCGATTGTGCATGGGCCTGGGTACACGGTCCACATGGGTTACCTGGGACAACAGGGTCATGTCGAAACCATCCCGGTCGGCCACGGGCTGGCCTACGATACAGTCGATGAGGCTAAGGCTGCGGCGGAAGGCTTCTTTGCGGCTTATCTGGCCACGCCGGCCACTTCGCGGCAGGAGTTTTTAAAGAACCTGCGGACCTGTGAACCCGTGGATGATCCCTACATCCCCAAGAACTATAAAGCGCCCAGATGATCGGACAAGTTAGAGCAGCGCATCAGGTGGTGAGCGTCAACGGCCAGGATTACTCGGTCCAGTTGGAACCCTACTTCCTTGAGCTTTCATACAAGGACAGCGTTTCGGGCGACAAGGCCGACGACATTCAGCTCAAGCTGGCCGATCCCGACCGGCGCTGGATTACTGACTGGATGCCTGAGAAGGGCGCTAAGATCGACGTGGCAATCCGCTGCGAACGCTGGTTTTCCCCGAACGCCGCCCCGCTGCTGCTGGACTGCGGCAGCTTCTACATCGACCAAGTGGAGTTCAGCCTGCCCGAGCACACTCTCTCTATTAAGGCCAATCCGATCCCGCCTAGCGCGAAGGTCAAGGGAACGAAGAAGACCAAGGGTTTCGAGTCGACTAACCTCAAGGCCATCGCTGAGAAGATGGCGGCGGACGGCGGGATGACGGTCCAGTACGAATCGAGCGTTAACCCGATCTATAAGCGGGTCGATCAGACCGAGGAGAGTGATCTGGAGTTCCTGAAGAAGCGGACGGGTGACGCCAGCCTGAAGATGAAGATCAGCCGGGACAAGATCGTGGTCTTCGACGAGGCCGACTATGAGAAGCGCCCGCCCAAGTTTATCCTGGCTTACGGCGACCAGGCACCCAGCCGGAACGACATCCCATGTTACCGGCTCAGGAGCGCCAAGTTCACCACCAAGCTGACCGATACGGCCAAGGAATGCTGCTGCTCCTACATGAACCCGGAGACGGGTCGGCTGACCAAGGAGACGTTCACGGCCAATGACCGGGACGTGATCGATGACACCATTAACCTCTGTGAGAACCCGGACTACGAGCTGGACGAGCCGCGCGACGGGGGCGACGGGGAGGCGTTCGTGCTGGCTTACGCGGCCAGCGTGCGCGAGGGGGCCGACCCGGTGATCAGCGACTGGACGCCGCCCTCGGCGGCTCCCAGCAAGAACAAGGGCAAGGGGGCCAAGGGCAAGAAGGCCGCGATGCGCAAGGCCAAGGGTAAACTCAGGGAAAAGAACAAGGAGAAACAGAAGGGCGAGAAGATGAGCCTGGGGATCGGCAACCCGCTGGTGGCCGCAGGCCAGACGTTCCTCTTGGAGGGATGCGGCCAGTTCGACGCCAAATATTTCATCGAGGAGGTCACGCACAAGCTCGGGACCGAGGACTACAACACCGAGCTAACGGCCCGCAAAGTTCTGGAAGGATACTAGCATCATGATTTTGGGAGACACCAACAAGACCGGCTACGACAATCGCTATCACAACGCGATCTTCATCGGGCGGATCGCCGACCGCGAGAACGACGATACCGCCGCCAACGCCCGCGTGATCCGGCCCGATCAGGGCGACTACATCACCAAGCAGATGCCGGTGATGCAGGCCGGAACGACCGGTAAGCGCAGCTTTCAGATGCCGCGCAAGGGGGCCAACTGCGTAGTCCTGAAACTGCCCAACGGCACGGCGGACGGCATCATCCTGGGCACCTACTACACGACCAGTGACCCGCCTCCGGTCACCGATCCGAACCTCGATTATACGGTCTACGATGATGGCTCAACGATGAGCATGAACGCCGCGACGGGCCAGCTGGACTGGGATCTGAAAGGGGCGATGAACATGAAGGCGGGCGCTCCGGTCACCATTCAGGCCGACACCATCATCCTGGTCGGTAACGTCACTATCCGAGGCAACCTGCGGGTGGAAGGCCGGATCGACGCCACCGAGGAGATCCATACAGATCAGCGGCTTCATGAGAGCGGGAGGGGATATGACCATAACTAGCGTCTTCATGGCGACCGCCCTGGCTCGGGTTAGCCTGTTCCATTTCATCCTGACCGACGATTCGGGCCAGACGTTCACCAAGCTCTGGATCAAGCCTCACTCCCAGGAGGCCTGGGGCAAGGATTACCTGCACGGCAAACCGCTGCAGACCTCTGAAAGCCTGACCGTCTTCGGCAACGGGGCCACCGGAGCGCAATGGGATCTGCGGGTGCAGTACGGCAAACGCTATGAGGTCTTCGAGAACCTGGAGCTGCCCAAGCTCAAGAAGGTCACGATCCTGATCAACGAGGGGAAATGGGACGCGCACTTCGAGGAATGACATGGCGCTGGAAGGACTATTCGGACCAATCTTTTTCGGGCGCGGCCTGGGCGCGATCCGCACCTTCTACGAGATCAAGCGGGCTTACAAGGGGCGGTTCGCCAAGCACATGATCCACATGAACAAGCCGCTGACCGAATGGGCCGGGAATGATCTGGTCGAGATCAGTCTGCGGATGAGCCTGAACTCGGTATGGTGCGGCGATCCCAACCGTATCCTGGCCGAGTTCCACGCCATGCACATGAGCGCGATGGCGGCACCGCTGATTGTCGGCTTCAGGCCGATGGGTCCGCCGCCGTGCCTGTTCATCATCAAGTCCTTAAGTGAAAGCCACAAGCACTGGTTGCCGGGAGGGCGGCTGATCGCGGTCGAGCTGGACGTGGACTTCGAGGAGTACATGCCGTTTGCCGCCGAGAACCTGCCGGGGATAGGAGGAGCCGCGATATGATCTCCAAGGGCCTGGGTGCAAACTGGCGGCTGCAATTCACCGACGAGAACGGCCAGCCGCTTTCGATGGAATCCTTTGTGGAGGTCGATTTCGGGGCCATCTCCTTCAAGGAGATTTTCCAGAACGTCAAGATGCTCCTGACCACACCGCTTTTCACGGTGCCGCTGGACCGGCTGCTGGGGGTGAGCGGCGAGATCATTGATCTGCCGCAGAACATCGCCCAAGGCGTCATCGTCGAGATTATCGACGCCCTGTACCAGTTTGAGCCGAGGGCCGAAGTAGTTGAGCTGAATTACGGCGGTGACGCTATGGAGGCGGTCGACGGGCACCTGATCCCGGTCCTTTCCCTCAAGGTCAACCCGGTCATCTTCGGCACCAAGACCCGCTACCAGACCACGCGGGCCTTCGACCCGAGTGATCCCTTTAACCCGATATTCTAAACATGGCGAACGGCACAGTATTAGCAGAGCCTGGGTTCAACTGGGATTTCATCCCGCACGTCGATTTCGCCAAGAAGGACCCGACCCTGATCCGTGACGAGGCGCTAACCGATTACCAGCTCCGGTTCCAGGCGCTGACCGGGATCGGCAAGATACTGGGGCCTGCCGACCCGACCCGGCTGCTGCTTTTGACCGGGATTTACTGGATCGTTCACGACCGGGTAGACATCGACTTCACCGGGAAAATGAATCTCCTCAAGTATTCCCGAGGGGATTACCTGGATAACCTGGGGGCGCTCTACGGGGATCGGGCGAAACGGCTCAAAGGGGCCTTCGCCGACACTATCCTGCGATTCACCCTGACGGCGCCGTTGCCCTTCACCGCCATGATCCCGGTCGACACGCGGGTGACCTCCAACGGCGAGATCATCTTCCACACCACGCGGGCGGATTCGATCCCTTCCGGCCAGATCGCCGTGGACATCCCGGCGCACTCGACCGAGATGGGCACCGAGTTCAACAATATCCCTATCGGGGCGATCAGCGCCCTGGTGGATTGGAACCAGCCTTTCGCGGTCACGGTCAGCAACATCGAGCCGACCACCGGGGGCGCTGGTCGGGAAGATGACGAGCATTACCGGGACCGCCTGCGGCTGGTGCCGGAATCCTTCTCGACGTGCGGGCCGGAACTGGCCTACGAGTTCTGGGCCAAGACGGCGCACCCGGACATTATCGACTGCGCGGTTCATTCCGCGCCCGAGATCGCGGGCGAGGTGCACCTTTTCCCCTTGATGCGTGACGGCGAGCTGCCTACCCCGGCAATTCTGCAGGACGTGCTGGAGATATGCAGCCAGGATCGGCGCAGGCCGCTGACCGATTACGTCTTTGCCCAGTTGCCGCAAGTGGTCGAGTTTGAGCTGCAGCTGACCGTCTGGCTGTGGCGCAGCCGGATGACGGTCGCCTCCGAGATCCTGTCCAACGTGCGGCGGGCCGTTGACCGCTGGCTGTTCTGGCAGCGGACCAAGGTCGGGCGCGACATTATCCCGACCCAGCTGATCCGCTGGATTCAGGAGGCCGGGGTCAAGCGGGTGGCGGTCCGTGCGCCCGAGGAAGGCTGGGTGCCGCCTGCCATGCCGCCTATCGAGCCGGGGCAGATAATCAGGCCCGAAGACCTTCCGCCGATGCCGCAAGTGCCGCTGGTACGGCCCAGTCCGCCCTTTACGCCGCTGGCCTTCAATCAGGTGGCGCACCTCCGGGGCGACCCAATCATCAATTTCGGCGGCTTCGAGGACGAGTACACAATCCCATCAGGAGGCCTGGAAGGTGAGCCAATCCCGTAAAGACGTTGACCTGATCGACATCACCACCCCGAGCGTCGCCTACGACCCCAAGGCGGATGCGATCTGTCATGCCTGGGACCGGCAGGCCCGCGAAGTCATCGACGCCATCGACGAATGCGTCATCCTGCCGAATCTCCATAAGATCGTTAACTCCGATCTGATTGACCTGCTGGCGTGGCAGCTTCATGTCGATTTTTACGAGCCCGACATGCCGCTGGAGCTGCGGCGAACGCTGGTCCGCAAGAGCCTGGAATGGCACATCTACAAGGGCACCAAATGGGCCGTGGAAGAGATCCTACAGACCGTCTTCAAGGAAGGCCGGGTGATCGAGTGGTTCGAGTACAACCCAAAGCCGCACGCCGACTGGCATGACGCCTACCGCTTCAAGGTGCTGACGGGCACCTCCTCCTCCGACCCGATGGTCCTGCGCCGGGTAGTCGCGGCGATCAACTCGATGAAGCCCAGAAGCCGCTGGATGGAATCCTTCGTCATCGCCAAGCCGACCGCGATGGAATTGTACGAGGCCTCCATCACGGTTAAGCGGATCAGGACCACGGTCTACCTGATGGACCGCCCGACCCTGAGCACAGACGAGAACATCTTTGTCGGGGTCGCGATCCGCCACCTGCGAACGATCACCATATTCGCCCCATCCTTAATCGAGTAAACCGATGGCAAGCTATCCGAATCAACAACTAACCAACGGCGGCTGGGACGCCCTGGCCGACGCCCTGGCCGGTCAGCGCCTGAAGTTCATGCGGATGAGCGTTGGCTCAGGCGAGATGACCCCAGGCGAGGATCTGGCCGAGCGCACGGACCTGATCAACCACGTGATGGATATTCCCATCATCGACTACCGGCCTGCGGGCGAGGGCAAGGTGATCATCACCGGGGCGCTGCGCTCCAGCGACGTCGAGACGGGATTCTTCCTGCGGGAGATCGGGCTGTGGGTCACGCTGACGCCGCTGCCGGAAGGGTCAACCGAAGGCCCGCCGATCCTTTACTCCATCAATAACACGGGCGAGGAAGGCCCAGACTACATCCCGGCCAAGGGCGAGGCGACCGTGGTCATCCACACCATCGAGGTCCAGGTACTGATCTCCAAGGCTGCACACGTCGAGGTGGTGGTGATCCTGGCCGAGGTTTACCTAACCGGCGAGAACATCGGCGAGGACACCGATCAGCCGGGGGTCTGGCATCCGGCCGGATTATTCAAGGAGCGGATCGCCAACCGGATGCGCTACCGCAGGCTGATCCCGCAACCCGGCCTGCTTAAGCTCAATATCGACGAGCAGCTCGACCACATTGATTTTTCCATTACGGCTGGGACCGAGAACGGCACGGGCGGCTCCACGGGCGGGCAGGGCGCGGGCGTGGTCGTGACCGGAACCCTGCTGCCCTTCGTGGGCGTGGACCCGCCTTTCGGCTACCTGATGGCAGACGGGCGGGCCGTCAGCCGCACCGATTTTCCAGGCCTGTTCGCGGTCTGCGGCACGCGGTTCGGGCCGGGTGACGGGGTGACCACTTTCAACCTGCCGGATGCGCAGGGGCGCACGCTGGTCGGAGCGGGCGCGCTCAACGACGAGCCGAGCTGGGGCCTGCAATTGGGCGAGCGGCAGGGCGTGCGCAACATGCAGCTGGTGGTCGAGAACCTGCCCTGGCACGCGCACGCGGTCGACATCCAGCATAACCACGGTACGATTGTAACCGGGAACCACAACCACGGCGATCCCGGCCACCTCCATGCGGCCTCCTTCTGGCACGGTCACGGTCTAGCCGATCCGCAGCACAGCCACTGGCAGAACAGCTGGCCGCGCTCACTGCAGCCTGGGGCGGTCCCGAGCGTAGAGGTCTTCGAGGGTCCGATGACGCAGGATTATCCGGCCTATACCGGGATCGTCATCGCGGCCAACTGGGCCAGCGGCAACACCGACGTGCGCGGCTGCGGCCTGCACGACGCCGGGAACCTGGGCGGCTATACCGGGTGGGTCGATAATCCCGGCAGGACGACTTCAGGGGTCGGCGAAAGCCGTGGGTTCAGCTTACTTCAACCCTCCTTGGGCGTGAACTACATCATCAAGACATGAGTTACAGGCAAAGACTGACGGACGGGGGCCGGGACATCATCGCCAAGGGGCAGACCGGATTACTGGTGACGTTCACCCGGATCGGCCTCGGGCAGGGCCAGCCGACCTGGGGAGAAATCCCCGAGCTGACCGCGCTCCTAGACCCGGTTATGAACAGCCCGATTGTCGGCGTGGCCCGTACCGCTATCGGGCAGGTGACGATCACGACCGTGATCCCGCTGGGCTCCATCCCGCAGGAGTTTTTCCTGAACGAGATCGGCGTGTTTGCGACCGTGGGCAGCGAGCCGGAAGCACTGTACGCCGTCTCCATCGCCGAAGGCCCGCCCGATCCGATCAGCCCCGAGATGGGCGGCGGTTCCCGAAATGAGCATACCCTGCAGATCGCGGTGGCTATCGGCACGACCGAGAACGTCACGGCTGTTTTCAATGCCGACATGGAGCTGGTCAACATCGGCCAGGGCGCGGGCGTGTTCGCCAACCGCCTGGGGAACCAGTTCCGCCTGAAGCGGATCTCGGGGGTGGGCGCGACCACGGTGACGGAGGACGCGGACACGATCCGGGTGTCCTCCCAGACGGCGGTACCGGTCGGGGCCATGATGCCCTATGCCGGTCCCGATTGGGCCGTGCCACCGGGCTGGCTGGTCTGCAACGGGGCGTGGTACCCGAAGGCCCAGTATCCGGCCCTGGCGGCGGTGGTCGGTAACTTTTACGGGGGAGACGCCAACAACCTCGCGCTGCCCGACTGCCGGAACCGCACACTGGTCGGGGTCAGCCCGAGCAAATGGCTGGGGCTGCAGGCGGGCGAGGAGCAGCACGTTCTGGCCTGGGGCGAGATGCCCTGGCACGGCCATACCGTGCTTGATTACGGTCACTCCCATGTGGTAGCACAGACCCCGCACGGTCACGGTCTGGCCGACCCGCTGCACAATCATCCGATGAACTCGACGCCGGAAGGCTATCAATCGGCATCCGGCCTGTTCATCGGCATCCGGTACTGGGACTACCCGATGAGCGGGACTTATTACGCGGCGACCGGCATGATCCTGTATGCCGCCAATGCCAACATTTCCATCAACCCATCCCAATCCAATATCGGCCTGGACGGGGCTGGCGGTAACCAGCCGCATAACAACATGCAACCGTATCTGGCCGTCAATTACATCATCAGGAGCAACTAGAAACCCTATGGCACTACAATGGAATCAGGAGCCGCGCTTCGCGGCCCGAGGCACGACGGGGAATTACTACAAGATTTTCCCCTTCTCCAATGCTCCAGACAAGTACGCGGCCACCGTGACTTTTCTGGACGAGAACGGCAACCCGATGACCAAGCCCATCGGGGGCGAACACGACGGGATCGACGCAGCCAAAGCAGCCTGTGAAAGCGACTACGCCAAAGCCTGGGCCTCGCAAAGCAAGCCGTAAGCCCGAACGGCCTTACATCATCACCGCAACGCAGGTCTTCAGCGAGGGCCGCAGCTCCAACGCGCTGACCCGCGACTCGATCCGCCTGGAGGTCGCGATGCGGCTGGTGATCGAGGGCGAGCCGGTCAAAAAGGCCTGGGACATCTCCGACGCTTTCCTTGAGGAGCTGGACCAGCGTCTGCCCGAACTGCCGCCGCCACCGCCACCGGAGGCCAGTAACAATGGACAACCCGGAACAGCAGCAACTAGACCACCCCAAGCCTATCAACGGTGATCCCGTGCACTGGTGGCGGGAACCCCTGGCGGGGATTATCGCCATCGGGGTTTCCTGTTACGACATCTGGATCATGGGCAAGGAGAAGGGCTTGAGCGGGCCGTTGGACGAGCTGGTGCTGCTCACCGGGATCGCCCTGATCGCCGGCGTCCGAAACCTCTTCGGTGCGCGGACCCCGGCAGCAACCCAGAGCGATGTTTCGGTGGCGACCGAACGGCAGCGGCAGATGGCTGCGCAGATCCAACGAATCGAGGAGAAGCTGAGCAAATGAGCAGAAGCGCAGTGGTCAGTTTTGGGTCCAACTACATCATGCGGTTGGATGAAAAGCCGTGGGCGCTGGCTTGGACCAGCCGCCTCGCGATTGACGCGGACGGTCATCCGATGTGCTATCACCCAAGTGGTTCGCCACCGGGGCTCGATTATCTGGCTAACGCTGGTTCACCCGGCAACTGGTGGGGTATCGCTACCAACGGTAAGGGCCTTCCTTACATCCAGACCGTCAACGATGAGGCTCCGGGCTTTTACGTTTCAAACACGGCGCTGGAGAATATCGTGCTGGCGATCAGTGATCCGTTGCGCTACGTCAATAGCGCGAAGGTTCCGTTCTTGGTTCTACCCCTAAAGCCGCAATTTCACAAAGCGCAGCAACTGGGCGATGTGGCTATGATGTTCAACAACAAGACCGGGATGCAGACCTGGGCCGTCTACGCTGACATCGGGCCTTCGAACCAGATCGGTGAGGGATCAATGCGGCTAGCCGAGTTACTGGGCCTGAGCAACGATCCGAAGCGGGGCGGAACGAGCGAGGAGGTAATCGCGACGATTTACTTTCCGGGCAGCGCGCTTGGCCCGTGGCCGCAGTTGCATGAGGATCTCGCGGCCGAGGCTTACCGGCTTTTTGATCATTGGGGCGGGTTCGCCAGTGCCAAGCTTATCCTGCCGCAGATTGAGTGGGATCAATTCGAGCCGGTCACGGCGCCACTTGAACCATCGCCTAGCCCAAGTGAACCGCCCGTCGTCACGATCACCATTGACGTGCCTGCGGGCGTGAAGGTCAACGTTGTACAGAAGGAGCTGGTGTGATCGTTCAATTTGAGCTGACGCCGGAACAGCGCGAGCTCTTGAGGCCATTGGCTAAAATCCAGAGCGTTGAGCACAAAGGCCTGTTGCTGATGACCGTTTCACCCAACTGGGATGAACGGTGGCATTTGCAGGTTACCTTTGTGCGATGGCCGACGGCGCGAAAGATCCTGAAACTGATCGGCACTAGTTGATAAGCCTCGAAGTCAAAGCTGCTATCCATTTATGTTTATACGATTCCCGTTGCGGGATTCCGCGGTCGTCCTGAACTGATGTTTTGGAAGGGCGAAAATCGGCAATGGCATAGCGTTTTTCGGGAAATAGTGTTCACGAATTCGAAAGAAAGGACCGCGGGTTGACGTTTCAGCCCGGATTTTGTTCTAATTGTCGCCAAAGTAATATCAGCAACGATAACCAGAAAGGTTATGGCACCAGGAAAGCGAGTATCTAGGTCAACGCAGCGCGCTGAGAACTACAAGCACCCAGAATCTACGAACCCAATGCGGCCGGACGTAGGCACGCAGGCCCAGTTCAAAAAGAAAAAGCCTCCCGCTACCTATCGGTACGATTCGTCGCTCTCGCCGATACTGGAATGGGACGGGCAGAATCCCGGGCGCGAGCAGGGTGAGGTGGCGATCCGCCAGATCCTCGAAGCCAAGTCGCTGGAGGAAGCGAAGCGCGCCGCGGAGCAGCTCAAGGCGCTCAGCAAGCCGTTTTTGAACTGGGCCGGGAAGGCCGAGCGGCTCTCTTTCGATGTGCCCACCCTGCCGTTGTTCGTCCACGAGCGACTTTCCACGAAAGCAATCATCGAAACCCTCGGCGCGCACGAGCGCGATAAGCAACAAACGATGTTCGAGCTTTTCGGTGATCCCCAGCACTCCGTCATCGACCAAGTGCTGAAGGCCTACGAGTACCCGGACAAGTGGGTGAACCGGATGATTTTGGGTGACTCGTTGGTAGTGATGAACTCTCTTTTGCACTACGAGGGCCTGGGTGGCCAAGTGCAGATGATCTACATGGACCCGCCTTATGGGGTTAAGTTCGGGTCGAACTTTCAGCCCTTTGTCCGCAAGCGCGACGTCAGCCACAATGACGATGGCGACATGACCCGTGAGCCCGAAATGGTGCAGGCCTACCGGGACACCTGGGAGCTTGGACTACATTCTTATTTAACGTATCTGCGCGACCGTCTCCTGCTCGCACGAGACCTACTGGCGCCAACGGGAAGCGTGTTCGTGCAGATCAGCGACGAGAACCTGCACCATGTACGCGAGTTGATGGACGAGGTCTTCGGCGCCGACAATTGCGCGGCGATAATCTCGTTTGCAAAAACAGCCGGCAGCACACAGGAGCTGCTGCCGACCGTCTGCGACTTTATTCTCTGGTATGCGAAAGATCGGGAGCGCATCAAGTACCGCCAGCTCTACCTTGACAAGGAAGTTGGTAACGAGGGGGCGTCCAATTACACCTGCATTGAGAGCCCAGACGCCAAGACATGGAGGCGTATGACCAGAGCCGAACGCGACAACCCAAGCCTCATCCCAATGGGCTGGCGGGTGTTCAGCATGGACAACCTCACTTCGCAGAGGCCTCCTGGCTCGTACGAGTTTGAGTTTGAGGGCAAGAAGTACACGCCCGGTCGCAATTTTTGGAAGACACATCAAGAAGGAATGTCGCGATTGGCTCAAGCTGGGAGGCTCATTGCATCGGGCTCCGGTTTGTACTACAAGCGCTACCTCTCCGACTTTCCAGTCTTTGGGTTGGCAAACTTCTGGACTGACACGAGCAGCAGCTTCATGGTCGATAAGCTTTACGTCGTACAGACGGTGGCCAAAGTGATAGAGCGGTGTCTATCCATGACCACCGACCCCGGCGATCTCGTACTAGATCCCACCTGCGGCAGCGGCACAACTGCCTACGTCGCGGAGCAATGGGGCCGCCGCTGGATCACCGTCGACACCAGCCGGGTACCGCTCGCCCTCGCTCGCCAGCGGCTCCTAACGGCCACCTTTCCCTGGTACGAATTGAAAGAGGAAACGCGAGGACCGGCGGCCGGGTTTGTCTACAAGCGCAAGCAGAACAAGAAAGGCGAAGAAGTTGGCGGGATCGTCCCACATGTAACGCTGAAGAGCATCGCAAACAACGAACCGCCGGAAGAAGAAGTACTAGTAGATCGACCGGAAATCATAGGCGGCATCATCCGTGTGACGGGCGCGTTCTGCGTCGAGGCGACGATCCCGACTCCGCAAGACTTCGAGGAAGCGAAGCCCGAAACGGCTGCAGCGCCCGAAGGGGAGACTCGGGCCTCCTTTGTAGACCGGATGCTCTAA